ACCTTCTTCATCAGTGGCGAAATGGTGCTTTTTGCGAACAGGATGCCGCCATAGAATGACTCCGGGTGCAGGCGGTTGAAATACATGGATGCCAGCGATATATACGTTGTGATAGATCACGTACACCTTTTGACTGCTATGAAATTTTTCTCCCCACATAGTTAATATTTTTAAAAAGTATTGGCCGATCCTACAGCCTGGATCAAACGGCAGGGGTGATCTATTAGTCCCCATGAAAATTTATACAGGGTTTGAAAGAGCTTTGCGTTTTAAGGTTTCATCTTTGATCGGAAAGAACTTTGAGCGGTGAGGTTTGACCTTTAACCTTTGAGCCGTGAGCTTTTAGGTTGTTTGTCTTTTGCGTTTACCGTTCCGCCACGTCGGTTTTTAAGACCGATGCCAGGATTCGAACCTAGAATACAAAGATTGTCCAGTTAACAATTGGATGATCCTTTTTAACCCAGAAGGATCAGCGGGAATAGAATTTACCATTTTCGTAAGACCGGCCAATATTGTTAGAATTCAATGAATGTCACGGCGTTGGACTCGGACAGGACCGCATCGACATCCGCCTCGAAGTCGCCGACCTCTTTTTCCAGGACCTTGATTTTGTCTTCGATCTTCAGCGGGTCGAACAAGTGGAATTCGTTGTTGTCGATAAAAGGCTTGCGGATTGCCTCGACGTCCTCCTTCGTCACCTTCGTGTTATCCTTCCCCATAGCGGCTTCCAGAAGTTTTTGGGCATTCTGCATCACTACCGAGTTGTTGGTGTTCAACGCTGCTACCTGGGCACGGTGCCGGTTGGTCAAATTGGCTATGAACGCCTTTTTGAACTTAATGATCGCTTTGGCGGTAATGGCGTCGGCAACGGTCATTACCTTGTCGCCGATCTTAACGGTCGTTTTCCCATTTGATTGAACGATAGCCGATTTGATAGCGGTTTTGCGGCCCATCAGCCCGATGCAGGAATCGTAGGTCGATTGCGCCAAGGTCTTGAAATCTTCCTCTGGGATGGAGCCGTTGATATGCCGACCCTTCTGATAGATACCGGACGGATTTACCTGGGCAGTTGCCTTTTCGATCTTCGCGTCGATCAGCTTTAACTCGCTGAGTGCGCGGTGAATGGTCATTTTGTCCATTGAGATTTGAGTTTTAATGTAATCGTAAAAGTAAATGGTAAATATTCAATTATCAAATAATTCTTGCGCTTTTCTTTATTTTCGGGCCATGATCAGCCTCTCCCAGCTCATTCTTTGCGTCAACAATCGGACCCTCAAAACGGACATCCTCCGATGCCCGCTCACCAGGGGGACCGAATACCGCGTCCAGGGGCTTAAACGCTGCCGCTGCGGGGCGATCTTCGTGGATGTGGGGATAACCCTGGATCGGGTGCGGTTCCAGGTTGTTTGCGGCTGCGGGAGGCTCTACGATGATGGAACCTGGTGGTTTGATGTGAAGCGCTTCCGGCCGGCGGAAGCGGACATGCTTTTGTGGGAAAAGGAGGAAATCGGGTTTAAGGAGTTGAGACTGAATTAGCTTTACGCTGTTTTAATAGTTTCCGGCCGCATGATTTCCCGCAAGTAACTGATTTTGAATATTTGTTTCGCATTTTTTTCTTTCCGCATATTGGACAAGTCGTTTCAATATTATCCACTCCGCTTCTGAAACGAGAGGTATTTTTACAATTGTCGGAACAAAATTTGGCATGCCCCTTATCGTTGACGGCAATAGTCTTAAATGGCTTTCCGCAGTTAGCGCATATTTTATGAACCTCTTTTTTCTTCAAGGAGTTTTTTGCGTGCGCCCGATGCCATGCCAGCCCCTCTTCAGTTCCATGCCATTTGTCTGCAAAAGTTCTGGCATAGTTCATTGTTTTACGCATTTCTTCCTTATCTCTATCCTTCATGTGATATGCCAGGTGATCCCTTCCAAGCATCATTTCCAAATTTAGCGGATGATTGTTGAGTGGGTTTTCGTCTTTATGGTGAACATGATATCCTTTCGGGACGGCCCCGTAATAGAATTTATATATAGTTACATGAAGCCTTTTTGTGCCCCTGGAATAATATCGTTCGCCAGTGTAAAGATGATATCTTTTGCCATTGAATTCCTGGAAAGGGTATTCATCTTGGCCATATTTGATAATGCATCCGGCAGGAATTTTTTCATTATTTTTCATGCTTCAATTTACAAAGTAATTATGTATCTTTGAGCATTATTTAATAGTATCTTCCTTTACCAGAGATTAGGTACCTGATGCAGTCAGCGCAATGATTATGGGCATCTTCCGGCTCATCCAGGGTTAAGCCATGCCGGTCTACAGCCCATACATAATTCGCGTATTCAAACCAAATATCCGTCGAATCTTCGGTCACGAACACCTCATAATCCATTACCTTTTTGATCCCCGCAATCACCGTTCCGGGGCCTTTGAATGCCGGGAAGATGTGAAACCCGGTCAAAAGCCGGGCATATTTCCATGGTTTTATCTCAACAGGCACAGCGTGTGGGGTCATTACAGCCGGTTTAAGCGCCTCTCCCTGCCATGCGGCATAATCCGCCCGCTCTTCGTCCGATAGCTCACTGAGTGACCAGCCAGACCGCAGGCGGCGTATCGCCATGGGTTCGGCGGAGTCCGCGATGATCACCTCTTCTTTGATTCCCAGCCGGCAATAGAGGATTCCGATCTGTTTTTCGGTCATGCCCACGTAACTGTGTTGGCGGATGTAAATCCGGTTGTTGATGATCTTTGCCTCCACCAGGGCAGCGGGTGAAGTAGTTCCGAAGTCCTGCCCGAAGATGGACCGGGCATCAATCTCGTTGAACTGCTGATTGGTAATGCTCTTCCACCCGCTGAATATTTGTCCTTTGCGGCCGGTGCTGGCCAGGCCCTTGATGGCCGTCAGGTAGTAATGCTTGTTGAATAGATGGCTGGCGGGATCCCCATAGGCCTTATACCGTTCGACGATCGTCGGTGGCAAATATGGATTATCCTCAAAATTGGTTTTGATGACGACCAGGCCGGGGATTTGTTTGGGGATAACGTCGTAATAACCGTCTTCGACCTTTTCAAGGGTAAAATACCGAGTAATAACAAAATGTGAAATGTGTGGAGTATTCAGAATAAGCATGACAATACTCCCTTCATTCCTGATTCCATCAACAAGGGAGTTAAACGCGTCTTGATCAACAATATCCTCCATTTCTTCGATAATGCAATAATCGATGTTGGATATAGATTTCATATGTGCCTTTTTGTCTGTTCTACTGGCACGAAAACCTTTTGTAAATACCAACATTTCAGATGATTGCATGTCTTTTATGCCAGTTTCTAATTTTTGATAAAACCGGTCTAAGACACCGCTTTCATTGGCAGTCTCATATCTCAACATGACTTCATTTAGGATACTTTCCCGGATTAGGGCTTTTTCGTCCCGCAGAATTACGCAGCGCTTTTTCTTGATACAAGCTTGAAAGGTTATCCATTTTGAGGCTTCATAAGTCTTGCCAGACCCACGGCCGCCGATGAGAATAATTAGATTGGTATCGATCGGCAGATCATAAAGAGGCTTATATGGCTGTAGAGATTCTACGATTACTTTTGGCATAAAGGATTGAAAATGCGCCTTCAACTCCGTTTTTTCGTTCTAATATGTAAAAATATTGAGGGGAAACTTGGAAATACCTCATCCATTCTGCAAGTATTTTCACTTCGCCATTAAATGAAATCCTTCTATTTCTCGAAGTATTAGCCCCTTGCGCCATCTTAGAGGCCCAATAACAGTTCTCTGGCCCATAATTCAATGAATTATACGTTCGCTCTATTGTATAGGATGGATCTGGTTTTAGCCCCATGTCAGCAAAAAACGCTAAAAAATCATCTTTCCATTCAGGGCAAACGATGATGCCCTTGCCTCCATAATATTGGTAACTAGCGCTATTCGGGTTATAACACCTTTCTTTCATGGCTTGCCAACTTCCATATTCTGATGTATCTTTCATGCCATGAATGAAATTGCCGATACTGGCCGCTTCTTTTTGTCCACATGAACAACTTTTGGTATGGCCGGATCTTAATTTATTTCCAACTACAATGCAAATGTTTCCGCAATCGCATTCACAAAGCCATTGTGCGGAAGTTCGATTCTTGCCGGCATATTCGATAACAGAAAGCTTACCGAAACGTTGTCCCTTAATGTCCTTTAACTTCATTATTTGAAAGTGATTGACAGATCGGAAAGATTAAGATCAAGAGTGCCATTTATCTTAGTTTCCTGCTTTGGCTTGCCAAACGCCCGATCCATGACCGCTTCAAAGGCCCGTGTATCGCCTTTTTGAACCGCCTTCTCGGCCTGGCGGAACATCAACATCATTTCGACCGTGATTTCTTGCTCGGAGATTTTGAAGTAATCTGCGGCGGCTTTTTTGAGTGGCGAATCTTTCGCGCCTTCAAACGAGAGTTGCAATATTGCCCGGGCCAGTTCCACGCCGGTTTTCTTTTTCAGTAGCCCGTTGCTTTTCGCCTGGGGAGTCGGTTGCCGCGTGGAACTGAACTGCTTGTCTTTAGGCGGTTTGCCCGGTCCGACATCTTTTCTCTTCTCCCGTGGCTTTCCCGTGTCCTGCATAATTGCTGATTTCGGTGATTTGGCCTAGTTTCAGCGCAAAGACTTCAACCTGACCGTTATAGACAACGGAAGGTATGACTTTTTTCTTGTATCCCAAATATTCGACGGTCATTCTGGGAGCGGTGGCCGAGTAGCCGAGCTGGAAGACGATGCGCGAGTAATGGCGATCAATGATCTTTTTGGCCCAGTAGTCGGAAGTGATGCGGTATTCTTCGGTCTTGGTGCCGGCGGCGATCTGGTGGAAGTATTCGCCTTTGAGGATGATAAAGAGAGGTTTCATAAATGCAAAGTTTTTTTGCTGCGAAACCCCGCCTTGTTGGGGCGGGGCGGCAGCCTGCAGAAACTTTGCAGGTAAACTGCAGGATTATTTAGCAAGCACCTCAATTTCTTTACCAGCATACAAACCGCGACCCGTAGTTCTGCCAAGTGCATAATGAAACTCCGTAGCGTAGTGGATTCCGTCAACTCGGTACATTTGAACCAGCCCGCAATCGGGGCGGCGGAATTGGGGTCGCCGGCCTGCGCAAGATCGATGATAGCGTTGAACTCTTTGTACTCCTGATCGGTCAGTGCCCGGGAAGGCATACTGACATAAACCTCTTCTATTCCTGCAGCAATAAGTTCCTGCTTCCTGGAATGGCCATCGATGATAGTCAGATCGGAATTGCAGATAATCGTTCCAGCCAACCCGAATTTGCTGAGGGATTTTTGCAGCCGCTTTTTTCCCGTTTTATTCAATGTTTTAGGGTTCTTCGGATTTTCGATCAAGTCCTCTACCTTGACCTTTTTCGGTTCCCATTGAATGGCATCTTTTTTCATTATGTCGAAATTAGCCAACTTTCGTGACTATCAACAAAAAAACCCCACCTTTTGGGTGAGGTTCCACGTGGAAAAAAATTCTCTTAGCTCGTCTGGCCGGCCGTGAAGGTTCCGGCCGTCGGCGTTCCTGCGGGAACCGGGGTGCCGGCGCTCAGCTGCTGGACGACCTGCTCAGGTCCGCTGGTGACCGTAATACCGATCGTGCTGGACTCGATCTTCCCTGTGACGGGCAGTTGGTCGTCCTCGTCGGTATAGGCCCAGGAATTCACCTCTGTGAAATTACAGGTACCGGGACCGACAGGAAGGGCGTTACCGTTCGAGTCGGGGACGGCGACCAGCGGATTGTCGGAGGTGACGCTAACCAGTGTTGCGACTGATCCGGGGATCTGCTGAAGACTTTCCGCATCGTCCAGGACGGCGACGAGAGGCGTTGACATCGCGGGCTGGCCTGCCTGCGGCATCGGGATGACAATGTTACCCATGGGGATATATTTGGTTTTGTTAATAATGACGCAGATGAATTGTCTAACCCTCCGGTGATGGCCGAAATGCTCTTCCAGGCGCCGTTTGGCCTCTTCAAGTTCTTTTTTCAGCCGTTCTATGAGGTGTGACATGAGAATGTAATTTACGGGGTTATTCTGAAATGAGGCGTTAAAATGATCTGCAGGTCTTCCAGGGCTGCCCTGTAGACGTCCCGCTCGGCTTCGAGCGCCTTTATGCGGGCGTTGGCGGCGGCTGTTTCTTGGTCGGCATAATCCTGCATGCACATGAATGCGGTCCTATAAAACCTGTCGATTCCGGCATCATCAAAATCATGGCAAGGATTACGGGAATACCAAATTTGTTGCGGGGTCCTTGGCGTCTTTCCTGGTTCTGTCTCCGATCCTTTATCAGGTATTGCCGGGGAGGGGGCGGCCGTTGATGGCTTAGATTCTGAATTGGTTTCGATGTCGGACAGCCGGGCTTTTAGGTCTCGTATTTCTTCCCTCTTATCGTCGATTTGATATTTTAGCATTCTGTTTGCGTGCATCATCTTGGCGATATCTGTTCCGGGTTCAGGAACTTGTATCATTAGTTCCCCGGCAGCGTCGGTCAAATCCTGTTCGTGGATAGCCAATTGCCTTTCAGTTTCTTCTAATCTTTGCGCTAGTTGACTAAAAGCCCAATCCGATCCGGAAATAAAAGATTCCTGCCGAATATGAGCATACTTATCGTTGGGGCCAGTTGCGGCATGATTAAAGGCCGCCGTAAGTGTTTGACTAGAGTCTGCTTTAGTGGGTCGCCAATGCGTTACGTCAAGGGCGGCCGCGTGATAGCCTTTGACATAAAAACACACATCTTTGTGATCCCATCGCCCAATATACACATCCCCGTAACTGATTTTAAACTCCACTTCCATATCTCGACCGGGCCTATATTGGTCTATCGCTATCCAATTTCCTTCCCCTTCTGTCTTATGGGAGGCTTGAACCCTTTCAATGATTTTTTTTCGCTGTTCTTCGAACCATGCTTCATCTGGCATGGGGGCTTGAAGGGGGACGGTAGTCTCTTCCAGCCATTCGACGTATCGCGGAGAAACAATATTGCCATTGGCAATAAGATAATTTCCACCTTCCATTTCATTTTTAATCTTAGCGGGCTTCCCTTCGCATTTTCCACAGAACTCACCGACAGGCGGCATCCGTTTATCAGCCTTCACCCACCGCAGGACCGGCAGATCAGGGGATAGTGGCTCTATTGGGGGGGATGTTGTGCAAATGGGGCAGGTACCGATATATGATTGATGATGAAGATTGCAATATCCTTCGCGTCCGCTGTAATGGAATGGGCTTTTATTCTCGCTCATGATCTATTGTTTAAAAAAGGTTTTTAGTTTTTGTATCACGCGAGTTATCCATGACGGACGAATCGGCTTGATTGATTTCCCTGTATTTCTATTGAAGTTTGTTTCCATGATATTCGCCTCATTGACATCGTTGAGGATCAAGGCATCCCTGGCTGCCAAAAGATATTTTGCTACCCAAACAGGTATGAGACAGTCTGCATTACAATCCTCTCCACTTGTACAGCCGCATGCAGGCAATCTCTTTTCCCCTTCCGAGAGATCGGAGGTATTGTCTACTTGAACGGGGGCGGTGGCTTCAAGTTCTTTTATGCGCGCTTCTAAAGGCGCTCTTATCATATCAGCAAAGCATTCCTGACAAAAGCCTCGACAGTTGTGCTTTTCACAGATATGATCATCATGCCTGAATTTCGGAATCAGTGTCATTAGTTTGATCTTTTAAAGTGTAATTCAATTTTTTGGCAAATTTTGTTGACCTCATTTACCTTGTCGTCTTCGACATTGACGCTTATTAACGATACATCCGGCGTGAACGGGCTAATGCTGAAGTCGGTAAAGCCCGCTTTCGTCAGTTCTTTTTTGAACCGATTCACCTTGTAATTGTCAGCGCCGATGGCTATCTTTTTCATGATCCTACCTCCTGATCTGTTCCGTCCCAAAGAAATTCGGATACCGGGAAATGAGCACTGCAAGCGCAACAGTAGGTGGCTCCGTAAAACTTTGGATCACGGGCGTAGGTTTCAGATAGCTTCTGTCCCATGGTGGTCAGGCTCCCGCACTTTTTGTGAACGTAAGCCGTCCGGACGGGTCTTACAAAGCCTTTTGCCAATTCTTCATCCGACAGCACCAGATAGACCTTGTTTTGCGGGGCTGGCTCTTCTGGGCCTGTATAGCGTTTCAAATCTGGATTGTTTGGATCGGTAGTTAGTCCCATTGTATTTATTTTTAATGATTTATGAACCGAATTTTACATTATGCGAGTTGTGATATCCTTCAAGGGCCGCAACCCGCTTTTCCAACTCCTTTACCTTCGCAATCAAATCTTCTTTCCCTTCCCAATCGAGATCGGAGGATACTGTAGTGATACGTGGGTTTCCGTCTGAAATCTGCACCGGTCCGGGTTCGTATCCTTTTTCGCTCAGGCTGACCGGAAGGACCGATCATCCCCATGTCGTCAATGATGACAGCGCCGCAAAGAATACATTGCTGTAGGCCACCCCGATACTCGCCTGCTATATGTTCAATGAAATTTGGCATAACGTTTTATTTTTCTGAGTTATCGGTCTGAGGGTTAATAGGAGCGGCTGGTAAGAATCTCCAATGAGTGCATTTCGAGCCGACCCCAAATAGTTCGTCCGCCTCCTTGTCGCCACGCCACCACACAGGATCGTCTTTATCGATTTCGCGCACGAAGCAAATCCCATCCTCACGCAGCCATAGAACCGGCACATCGTAATCCGGCAGCCCCGTGTCCACGCTTATCCATCCATCATCCGGTTGTGCTGGGGATGATTGTCCTTCAATAGGCAAAACGCTGTTGATTCTTCTAACAACGTCCATCCACTCCCATGTAAAATCTTTCCTACGACTCGCTTCGTCCTTCCACTCTTTCAGAGCTTTTATCACCTGCTCGCTCATAGATGGCCCTCCCAATGAGCTAGAGAGATGGCGGTAGGCGGCGATAGTCGCTTGTTTGGCAGAGTCTTCATTGAACCAGAACGAAGGCGTTGTCTCTCTTGCTGCCTCAATACAGAGCTTTAAGAATTCTTCTGGTATCTGCCCATCCTGGGGTTTAGATTCTGTATTCATGGTCGTTGTTTTTTTATGATGATTCCCGCCATTATTCCAATTGGCTTAAAATCAATATTATAATATTCGCACAATATCCACAGCACGGATGCAGATGGCTTTTTAATTTCGTCAGCCTCTAATCGCCTGAGATATTCGTTAGACACGCCGGTGTCCTCCAAAACCTCATCGGGCGATAAGTCCCTGGCCTCCCGAACTTGCTTCAATATTTGGCCGATTGTTTGTTGTACTCCCTGATCAGTCATATAGTTGGTTTTTTGGGTTTCCCCAATCTTGTTTTCGAGTTTCCGGCCGCTATGGCCTGGCGGCTATGTTCGGTTGCAATTTTATGACAGTTCGAACAGGCGGCTTTGAAGTCCTCTACCCGCAAAAGTCGGTCATTTTCACGGCCGGCCGCGTGGTGGACCTGTGTTGAATTTCCGGTGCAACCAGGCAATTTGAGATCGCACACAGGGTTCTCGCGCAGGAATTTGCGCTGAATGGGCTTGTATTGCCTGTTCTGCTTCGCCCGCTTTTTGCTTTCCCGCTTAATCTTCCCCCTGACAGGCTTTTTAGCCTCTTGGCTCGTTTTCTTTGCCGGGGCGTCCTTCCCCTCAGATTTCTGGACATCGCCCGATTTTGGCCGGTTTGTGTCGGTCCTGATCCCATTTTTCAAATCGCGCCTCATTTCCAGGTATGTGCTCATAAAGGTAATTTTAACTGATTCGGATCGTCTGACACGTAAGCCGGTTCAATCCAATTCCCGTCGCCGTCTTTCTCCCATTTCCACCGCTTAAAATGGGTGCAAGTCGGGTGCCCCTGCTCGTCGTATACCCATTCCGCCGTCTCGCCTTCCAGGAAAGACCGGGAAAGGATCTCGCAGGGGTTGTCTGTAGTGTCCTGGCTGTGCTCGTATTTCCCCCTTACGCAATTTACGCAGAACTTATCGATGAAGTAAAGGCCGTCATCGCTATTGCTCGGGCGGAATCGGTTGTCAGGATCATGGCTCATCTTGTTATTCCTGTTTTAAAGATTCCAATCATGTCGGCACTGAGCGTCATACCGAAGTAAACGAGGTCCATTGGTTCCTCATAAGTTACGATAATGGCTACTATTTTCCGCCCCTTTTCGATCCTTTTATATTCGAATTTCATCTTTTCCAGAGTATAAACATAGGCGGTTTCCTGGCCCCGTTCGAGTATGGGGATTTCAAGCATCATAAACTCTTGATTTTTCGAAGTAATCTCGCAATCACCACCACAGGTTTGCCGTCAAATGATACCAGCATATTGCCGTTCTTTCCACGGATGCACTTTCCGTCAATGGCGCGGATAGCGCGGCAGGTTTGGCCCTTCAACGCCGGATCAGTGAACTTATCCCCTAAATATCGATAATTCATAAACTGAATTTTTTAGGCTCCCGCAGCGCAATATGCCGCAATGACTCCGTATGAATCTCTGCGATCTTTTTGTTGTCGAAAGCGGCTATGCATTGAACAAAATGGCCGACGGTTGCAGAAGGCAAAATATTCAATAATGCCTGCATAAGTTCTTCTTTTTCAGCGATCGTCATAAATATTTCCGTTTAACTTCCTGAAATCCATGATTAGAGTATTCGGCCGGGGCACGGACAATCTTAGGCGCGGGAGGATCCGGTAAAAGACCCGCGGGAACCGGTCGCCTCTCCCGGATGGGCGGGCTCTCCTTCACCTTTCGGTTCATCCGCTTGAATTCCAGGTGGTGGCGATAGCCGATGCCATAGACGACAGCCTGTGTCAGCCCGAAGGATGTGGCCAGTTCTTTAGCCGTATGCGCTGAGGCATTTTCGATGATGTACCTTTCCTGGGCGTCGGTGAAACTTGCAGGGCGATTTCTCATGCTATTTCTTTTTAGGTTTAGAAATCTTTGTCGGCGGAAGGGCCATATAATCGTCGATCACCTTCCTTATTGCATCGAAACCCTTGGCGAATACCGCCAGATAATTCCTATCGGTCAAGGCTTTCAGGGTGGCGTTTTGACGCGAAAGATGCTCGTTTTTGAATAGCCCGGCGGAATTGTACAAATTCTCCCCTTCCCGCTTCATTTCAATAAGCAGGCCCAGAAAGCCACCCCTTGCATCCAGGATTTGAAGGTCCGGGAATGAAATGCCCGAGTGATTCAATTTCCCCTGGCGCATCCGCTGGCTCTCGAACATCAGCTCCCCGGCACTGTCCGTGTGGAAAAGAACTTTTGGCCAGCGCAGTTTCAGGTACTTCACCACCTGGTAATGCACCCGGTCCTCATCGGCGATGATTTTGTTGTCTCTTATGGTAAAGCCGCGTTTCATGCTAATTGTCTATTTTGGGAAGATCCTGTTTCAAATAATCGAACCACCATTTTTTTAGGAGTTTCATTTTCTCGTCCGAAATCTCGAATTCGTAATAAATCTGTCCATTGGGCAGCGGCTTTCTGATACCTTGTAGCATTTCTATTTCGAACACTTCTTTGAAATAAGCCTCCGCCGCTGGATTAACTGTCAATTCTACCTTGTTGTCATCGGTGCTGAGATTCATGCTATGCTGTTTTTTGCTCCGGAGAGCCGGTTTTAGATCGAATAAAAGCGGATACGGTCATCCCTCTTTGTTTCAGATTGGCGAAGAACTGGCGAACAGCTAAAAGTTTCCCGAGATCCGCATTATTTCCCTGGTCGGCCTTGATCTGCTCAATCTGGCTCTTCGGGAGCAAAAGGAAGTTATTCTTTCTCAGGGATTCCGCGGCTGCCCTCAGCTGACCATCCGAAGCATTCCCCACCTGCCAGGCGTGAAAGATCTCGTCCATCGATTCGAGATAGCGGTCGAAAGGAGTAGGACCGGCGCCTTCAACGACCGCGAACAGGCCGGCCGATTTGCGCCTTTTTTCGTCAAGCAGAACCTTGTGCTGCCAGGATTTGAGATCTGCCTCCAATCGCTCCTTATCCTCCCTGAATTTGAGCTGGAGCCATTGCCCGCGGACGCAGCTTTTCCAGTCCTTCATTTTAACCCGTCCAACCACAAAACCATTAGCCATGTAGTGGTCCATCCAGCGTTGACTATAGTACTGCAGGAAAGCAGTTGGCCAGTCTGGTTTGCAGAGGTTCATGAATGCTTGCACTTCCTCCGCTTTGGGAATCTGGAAGGGGGGCAGCTTTTTGACTGATTTTGCCATGCTGATCAATTGAAAAGATTTTCAGAAGCTTTCACCATTCCCCGTCCTTCGAAACTGATTATTTCCTTGCTGGTCATTCGTTGTATATATGCATCTCGGCTACTGCGAAGATAACCGGTTGAATCGCTTATAGTATCCCTTGGAACGGCGTTGGGATAGGCATCAATCAGCACCCGAAGAATCTTCTTTTCCCCTTCTGGCAAATTTTCCAACCAATACTCCTGTAATTCTGCGCCCGTAGGGAGTGGTTCGAAATCCGGTCCAAGGGTTTCCAGGCCTAAGTCACTAGGGTAAATTTTATCTCCCTTCTGTTCAATCATTCCTTTTTGCCTAAGCCGCTGAAGATATGCATCCCGACTCGACCGCTTATAACCGATGAGCACCGTCAGTTGATCGCGCCGCAAACCGTCCGGAAATTGTGCACAAGCGGTCAATATCTTGCCTTCCGCTAAGGGGAGTTCAACCTTTTCTCCATTATGGTGAGTTATTTTCTTTTCCAGTTTCGGCTCAATCTTTACCGATTTTACTTCAGGTTGCTTGGCTACATTCGCGATGGGAAAATGTATTTCGGTTCCGCTGAGGGCTGCTATTTTACTTAAGACGCCCTGCAACTTCTTAACCTGTGCCTGAGAAGCGTAAAACATAACATCTTTGTCTTTGATAATAGAAGTATATTCCTTTTTGACCTGGTCCCGAACTTGTTGAATAGCCTTCTCATTCGGCGCCGATTCCGGTCGCTTAGCCTTTGATAACTCAGTTTTGAGCCGTGAAATCTCCGCCTGAAATTGCTGTTTGGTGGCTAACTCCTTTTCTGCCTCTTCGGGAATGTCGGAAAGTTTATCAAGAATTTTTTTAATGGCGGAAGGGGTGGGAGGCGCCGAGATCATCCTTTTGCCGGATTGCAAATGTGTGGTAATGACAGCCGAAACCTTGAATTTTATTACCTCATTGCTGATGGCCGGCCCGAAAGCGTAAAATGTTCCAGGCTGAAGGTCTCGGAGTGACAAAATATCGGACTTGGTATTCATTCCTAATTCCTCCCCGGCGCGGCGACGGTCAATATCTTGTGCGCTCCTACCAATCAGCTTGTTGTTGCACTCAGCGGTCGCGTCCTTACTCAGTTTTGGAAGACGCTGAGTTGCCAGCACAGCGCAATACCCTCTTTTCCTTCCGCGTGTACATAAGTCGATAACAGCACTCGCGCTTTCTGATTGACCGTTTTCCGGGCAAAATGTGTGCGCCTCATCAATGTGGATAAAACAAGGGTGCCATAACTCTTTTGGGGCGTTCACAATGGCCTGAAGGAATCGCTTTACGAAGATTGGACGTTCGTGTTTCTGCAATTCGTACAAGTCTATAATGACCGATATGCCGGTTTCAAGAATCTTGTGCGCCAGGGTCTCGGCATACTTCAAACTCAGTGGAATATCACCCCCCTTGCTGACCAGCGCAAAATCAAACTTTTCCCGCAACGTTACAAACTCCCCTTCGGGATCAATGATAATTTGTTGAACCTGGTTACCGATAGATTCAATCAGTTTTCGGAGAGCGTAAGATTTTCCGCCACCGGATCCCGCCTGTAAAAGCAACCGGGTGTCAAGCAATTTTTGTAAATCAATGGGAATGCCGATGTTGATATTTTGCATATTTTAATAAGTTTGTATAAGATAATCGATCGTATAAAGGCATTTTGCGAACAGGGTAAGTTTGTCTTTCGGTAGCAATCCGCCCGCGTCCTGCTGCACTTCGGTCCACCAGTAGCGTTTCTTTTCCTCCGGCAGGTCCTCAATCCGGGGAAGGCGGCCGGAGATCACCAAGGCGCGGTAAACGGTGTATAAGACGCTCCTTTGGCTTCCATAGTTTACAAGGGTGCGAATATATGCCTCGGGGTTTTCGGCGCATAAAGCGGCTTGTTTGTAACCAAGGGTTATATATCCTGAAGTGATGGGCGTCAATTTTCATCCCTCCATGCTTTGAATGTATTTTTAAGGTCGCCGATTGCCCCATTCAGATTATCTGCCTTGTCCATCAACTGCAACTGCTGAGGATTAAGGCTTTCTTGCGCACGTTCTGACGGTCCGATGTACAAAGTCTCGTGGAAATCTTTATCACGCTCCTTTTGCCCCTCCAAATGTCGCACACTCCAATAGGTGTCCGCTATCCTGGTAATTATTTGAAGATCCACACGGTCGTGGATGTCCACCAATTCACCCCGTTTGGCCATAGAAAACATGATAACATAATCTTCCAACCGTAGGTTCCTGCACTCCTGGATAAGAAGTCCAGATGCTTCAATCATCTGATCCTCATTCATATTCCTGACCACATTGAGGGAGGCGCAAAAGTCCCTGACGAGTAGAAAAACCGCTTTGCTGATACCCGGGGCGTTGTGGATAAGAAGCTCGGCAATTGGCGGAAATGTGCGAATTATGGGAAAGAAAGGCACGCCACCCGGCATGAGATCGCCGGTGATGCTCATTAGCTCGAGCTTCCCGTCTGTTTTAAGGTCAGGAATTTCCAGTTTTACTAAACATCCGATCAATTTTTTCGAATGCGGATGCAACGTCCACGTTTCCGCCGGTAGGTTCCTTTCCGTTGATCTTTCCATTTTTTCCATTGACGATGATTTTATCGAACTGAGAACAAAGGTTTTGTAAGAGAAAGTTTTGCGATAGCCAAGGATCAGCGTAGGCTCGTTGCAGAAACTTCAGGAAATGATCAGAGCAGGTTATGGCCGTCCACTCGAAGTTTTTCCCAATTACCCGCTGGCTGACCAATTCCAGGAGCTTTTTCATAGAAGCGGGATCGCGGCCGGCAAAGGAGGGTTTTTCTTTGAACTTACTTTCGTAGAAGTCGAACCAAGTTTTTACGCACAATTCCCAAATTCCCATTTCCTCAGCCTTTTTCTTCGCGCGCGGCTTTCTATTTCCAGTTTTATTTACATCTGTATTTCTATTTTCATTTTCATCTTCCATATGCGCTGGCATAGCGCCAGCATATGCTGGGCCGTTTTTAGGGTCTTTTTTACCCATTAAAGCGTTATTACGGCGTGATTCTGAATACTTTGATCGTTTTTGCATTTCATTAAGCAATCGTTCATTCCAAAAAAGATTATCCTCTGTTTTAAACTTCGGTTTCAAAATCGGCCAAACTTGTGCAAAGCATATGCTCAGCACTTGCTTAGCTTGTGCTAAGGTGAATTTGCCAGAATTGAATTGGAGGATCAGAAGATCTATATAAGCCCCTTTTTGCTCATGGGTAAAATACATTGTGCCGCCATGCCAGTCGTTAGGGTAAAAAAGGAAAGCCGGGTCTTTAGCCATTAATTTCGATTTTGGACATAAAAAAAGCCGCCCTGGTGAGAGGAACGGCTCTTTGAAAGGTTGTCCTTTGAAAGATAAAATCCATTATTACCCTCACCGATATTAATGGACCGCGCTATGTGATTTCAAATGTACGAAAGCCTTTTCCAATTAAACAATTTCCAAAGAACTTTTTACAAAAATTTGGCCGGGAACGGGGATCACCGTATGCCTATCCCGGCCGGATCTCTCCCGGAGGACCGCGACTGTTGACTTTCATCAAAAAAGCGACTGTTTTTTATGATCATTCCGCAAATCGAACACCCGAAAGATAGTATCCCCGTCAAAGCCCTTCCGTAGCTGCAGGATCACCGTCTGGATCCTGGCGTATTGAAAAGTCGCCCGCGGTAAGGCCGTGACCGTGAGCAATCCCCACCGTTTCAGGGCGCGTAGTCTCACATCGCTATCGCTGATGGTAAACCAGGGCATCAGGGCGATCACATCGTCGCTCATCTTCATGCACTCCTGCAGGATGTGATATCCAAGTCGCATGCCGTATTTATTCAGCTCAGGAGGCACCCCGAAGGCGTACCGGCTGGAAAAGGGCGGATTGGTCAGCACGCAGTCAAATCTTCCCGGAGGCATGGCAAAGAAGTCCGCAGGGGCCGTTACGTGATATTCCGGCGGGATAGCCCTCACCAGATTCCAGAGGCCTGCGGTAGGCTCTAAAATCGTTCTCGCGCCAAATGGGATCATTTCGGCCATGTAGTTGCAGACCGGTACCGGTGTCTGAAAATCCGTGAGCCATTTCTCGCCTTCTGATGTTTTTGCAGATTCCTCATCAGCAGGGAAAAAGCCGCCTTTCTTTAGTCCGCTCATTTTTGTTCGATTTTTTTGCTCATTCTTTAATCCCTCAGGTTGATCGGTTATTGCATTTTTCCGCCACGGCAATCAGCCATCTTGCCAGGTCGGGGGGTGTTTCCTCGCGCTCAATTTTAGTCACCTCCCGCTTTACCCGCCTTCCGCTTTTCTTCTTAATTTTAGAGGAGATTGTATATTCGATTGCGTCGAATTTTATCGGAATAGGAGGTAAATGCCAATGAGGGCACCCGACAATATACAAAAAGGTCTTTTTCAAAGCCTTATGGCCGAACCAGGACTGATTGACACAAATTGTATATCCTCCGAAATTATCCACCTTTCCGGGCTTTGGCAATCCAGCTGCCGCCCAGAGCTTCGAAGTCGCAGGATGCTCCAAAATACCTCCGTACCTCCGTACCTCCGTAACCGCCCGCAAAGCCACGTCTTTTTCGTCGGCCCGGGGTTTGGCCATGTGAGACAATTGGCCCCATGCCCTGCAAGGCGGGTGAGCAATCACCGGGTTGCCGCCTGGCCAGTTCCGAGCATCCCGGTCAGCGTCCCAACAATCGACACCAAGGGTCTTGTAGATCGAATCCTTTCGGACGTACAGGGCGCTGATCATTCTGCTTCCCCCGACGGATGTTGCTGACTCTGAGGTACCTTTTTCCGTCCGCCCTTCCCTTTTCCGTTGGCCGCGTCCACGATATCCTTGACGACTGATTCCGGGGTGGTCGGTTCGGCTATCTTGGCTTTGGTCACTTTATTTTTGGGGTCCTCGGGTTCTGGCATGTTCAGGGACAATTGAGGATTTTCATAACAACGCCCTTCGAAGCAATAGGCAAGCACTTCAGACTCTATGACTTTGATCTTGCCCTGAAGATCCTGGCAGTAAGGATAGGCGCCTTCTTCGTCCATGTCCTGGTCCAGGAGGATAGTGGCGTTTGAAGTCATGGCCCCTGCGAAAGCGGTCAGCCGGTGGCCTTTCAGCGTGATTTTCAATTCTTCATCCCTGCCGCTCAGGGAATAGCCTCTGGCTTCGAATTGCTGCGTCACTTCGGATCGTTCGAAGTTGTCCACCGCATCGGCATTCCAAAGAATAACCATGTGGTCGGCCAACCGGGTGACAGCCTTCAGAAAATCCTTATGAACCAGATTGCTGCAATTCTCGAATTTCTCGTTGCGTTTGCGAACGGGATCCCAAAGGACGATCTCGGGAGTGAATTCATCCTTGTCCTTTTTTTTGAGCTTTACCGAACGCACCTCGTATTGCTCCTGTTCTTTAGTCATATTGATTATTTTAGATGAAAGTTAGTAATTACGCCCGGTTCCTTTTACGCGAAGCCTTCGCCATTTTATTTCGTGCTTGCCGGCGATTCCAATCCTTTTTGGGCATGATGCTTTTAAGACAAGGCGGAATGCGTGCAGGAGCGGAGGCAATGGGCTGCGCCAAAACAGCAGCAGCCGCGAGCAGTGATAATCCTTTCATAAGTGATATATTAGGTGAACAATTTTACAACGCTATTGCTGGTTAATTCCTTGAACCCCCGTTTGTTAATAAGGTGATCCATGAAGCGTTTTTCAAGGATCTCTATGATTTTAAAACTGTAGCCGTCTCGCCTGGCGCTGTTCTCGAACCATTCAAACATATCGTCTAAATGATGGTTCCCCGGTTGGTGGTTCAAGATAGCCAAAATAACATAAGATCTGTCTTCCGTTTTCCATAATCCCGTCACTGTACCTACCCGGAAGTTTGTATATGTCGGATCCCAACGGAAGGGCTCTCCGACCTCGAAAGGGAGGTTGTGTGTTGACCGGAAAGGCTTTTCGAGCTTTTTCTTATTTTCGCTTTTGACCATTGGTTATTTTCAACCGTTTACCGTTTATAAGAGCCAGGGCGAGAACACCCCGGCTTTAACCATTAGACCTTATCAAACTATTCTTTCACAATTGCTGCTTCTTCCTCAGCACATTTCCACTTCCTACCACCCCTAATATCTTTTACATGTCCGACAGAAATATTATATCTGGCCGCAAGATCATCAGATCTTAAGACGCTGTTTTTTATGGCAATGGCGTCAACAGCCGTTAATTTGCAGTTACTATTATTTGAGCCCTGTTGATCCGCCAAAAGACCTATTTCTGATGCATGAACCATATTTTCCTTTTGCGTGGACCAAGCTATATTTACTTTTCTATTGTCCCATTTTTTACCATTCAAATGATTGACATAAGGTTTATTAAACGGATTTTCCAGAAATGCAACCCCAACAATTCGATGAACAAGTCTTTGCGATCTGCTTCCATCCCTGAAATATAATGTTACGGAACGATATTCTTTTAGGTTCCGGCTGCGCAAAATCCTAGGGGCAAGGAGGCGCCCGTAGATATTCACCCTACCGAGTGACTTTATTTCCCCCATATCCGATACCTCATAAAGACCTTCAAAGCCGATCACCGAGACCCATTCTTCGTCAACTTTATCCTGGCGTTGAAGGAAGTCGGAATAACTGTCAAATATTTTTTTCATTTTATAGCGGTTGATTGTTTAAAAAATTGATAACGATTTGTCCGCATCAGGAATGTCGATCGAAAGATTCTCAGCGGCGAACGCCCGGATGCTTTCAATATACTGCGAAAATTCCTCTTTGTTCAATTCGGCGCTGCTCCCCTCCCATTCCCCGATCACCGTTCCATCCTTATCTACGATGTTTTCAGGCAGGAACATTCGCTTGAAAAAGTTATGGCATTGATCAGCCGTCATGCGGTAGCCGAGGTCAAGGAAGGCGTGCCTGCACTCGGCGTAGACGACCCCAAAGAGATATCGGTTTTGCTGGTTCGATCGCAGCCCCCGCTTTTTGATCGTTAGGATTATCTCGCAGTCCTTCACCGTCATAAGCTCCTGCTCGAAGCGTTTCCGATTATGGAGCGTCATGCGGCCCCCCTCTACTTTTCCGTATGCCTCAATCTTTGTCATACATCCAACCAGCTTTGTCGCACATGAATAGCCCCGTCCATTGATCGCTCCAAAAGTCGTATGATTGGTCCCAGGCTTCGGTTAGGATGGCGTAATTGAACCGTTTCATGTAATATTCCATCTCCTGGATCCCATGCTTTAAAAGCCGCTCATTGAGCGTGTGAACGCTAATACCGCCCAACTTATCGACGGCAATGATATGATATTTCCGCTGTTTCCAAGGGAGTCCGGCAAGTTCTTCAATGATTTTCAGGCCAGTCAGGTAAATAACAGCCTGAAGGTAGAGTTTTCGATACCATATCTCGCGCTGCACTTTATCCTGCTGGGCATCCGGCATGCTCTTAACGTCAGCCATATCTTCGTCTCCTAAAAGATCGATAACGCCGTGAAAGAAAAAATTGAACCACTCCCAGTCGATAGGCGTCTCACGTTTTGGGCAAGCGCGCATGATCCTGGCGGAGGCCCGATTGTGAATCACATTTAAGGCCACTATTTTGGCGTGCGCATGCTCTTTTGGCGAAACGATCGTCCGGTCTCCGGCCTGACCACAAGCTATGAATCGCCATTCTTTATAGGCTTTGGTCGCCCGCGGGTTCTTCGAACCTCCCTGCCTCAGTTCCTCAACCTTATCGGAATCATCGAAAGCAAAATATCGTTCATCGAACTTTCCCGGTTCAAGGATAAGACAGTGCAGCATTCCGCCGTAGATCATCGCCGGAGTCGGTTCCTTTTTTTGGAGCTTATAATCGGCGAAATCCTTGGGACTATCCATGAAATTGCTCAGCGCAGTATAAGACAACCTCATTTCGCCGCTCATTATCTTTTTGATAATAGGGATCATTAAATCCACCCGCGAAGGCATGGGCTCAACGCCGGGCTTTAATTCTTCTGCTGTTTCCATTAGGCGCTGAATTTTTTGAGTAAAGCACGGCGGTTTAGAATCGCATTGGTGAAGGCCGGCAAAGCGTGGTATTCCGGGTTACTGTTGATAACGGCATCAAGACCATCGGCATCGGCTTCGGATATCACCACAGCGAGTTCGACAGGGATATCCTTCGGTGGGAGTTCTTTGAACTTTGCTTCCTGCATGGCCTGGTAATCCATTTCGATATTCCTGTTCAGGTCCTTACCGAAAATTTTTCCAAAGCATTCGCAGGCATCTTTGATGGCAAAACTTTTGGCTGCAGGAGCACCAGTTTGAACCGCCGAACTTTGCACCTGCGAGAAATCCGTTGCGGCCGCTCCTTTGTTGGTGCGAATGGGAGCTGCGCCAATCCCATCAGCCCATTCCCACTCCATCGTCACCGGATTGAGCACATGAACGCGGACGGTCAGCACAATGGAATTGGCCATGACCTCCGATTTCAGGATCTCTGGCTTCCATTTGATAAAAAGGGAGGTCAGAAGATATTCTATAATGCCTATGGGAATGTATTCTACAGGGATCTTCTCTTTGCCGCCCTGGGCGTTCATGATTTCTTTGGTCGCCGTTGGGTGAGGGAAAAGCCATTCCTTTTTGGGAGGGGCATTCAGCAGCTTATTGAAGTCATTGAACTTCGAAAGCAGTTCGATTTCCTGCTGTTCGTAAAGATCCTGTAATTTGGGGAGTTGAAACTTCTGCTGTTTAGCAGGCAATTGATCGGACATTTGTGATGATTTTTGAGTGATGAAGGGGAATCAGAAGGGTAGATTGCTGGCCGCCGCCGTACCAAACTGCCGATCAGCATCTATGTCCAGATCTTCCAATTTCCGCTGGGCCTCCTTAATTTCGGTAAGAATCGCATTCTTCCTTTCGGCTTTGAAAAGTTCCTTTGCCTTTTCTATTAGGGCGGCAAAATTCATCTTCACATCACCCCAGCGGCCAATGAGGTACTTCTGCGTGGGATTGAATGAAACATTATAGACCGAAGTATCGGCCTTTTTCAGGGATTGCGCTTCGATTTCGGAAAAGAAAACGGCAACCCTGGAATAATTCCGATCATAACAGATCCATTCACCAACCAACCCTATACAGGCCGGGTCCGGCATCTTATCGTCGTACCAGATTTCCACCTTCTGGAAATGCCCCTCCTTCAAAGAGAGAGAAACGAGCGAAAGGATTTCGACAGGGATTGGCGACTTGTCATAATCGGAAATCCCCACCTTGACTGGGCAAAGCGTTGCAATGGCATTTTCGATATTCCTTTTCATAGGCAGGAATGGAATAGGGGATTTCTCAGGAGCGCAGATTTTGGTCTGTCCTTTTAAACCAAGGGCATTAACAAGATCATTCCACTGATCGAACTTTTCGTTATCATAGATAAGCTCCTGGGTTTCCTCAACAATGAAAGTTTCGACTATCGTTTTCATGCTGGAATTGTTTAAAGAAGTCATAAAATTAGATTGATTTTGATGGAGAAAAAGGAATTAAATTTACGAATAAAAGCTAGTATTCACAAGGGTTTCCGTCGATATTTATTCGCTCAAAATTGACTGTAAATTGTTGTAAGCAGCCTTCGTGAACGACGCCAAAATAGCCTTCCATTCCGGCTGTTGTATAATGGGTAGGATATCCACCTCCTGCCACTTGACGGATTCAATGGCGATACTGACCCCTTCGGGTTGATCCTCTGGCAGGCGCGTTAATTCTGGGTCTACCAGCGCCTTGGCAGTTATCCACAGCTGCCCGATATTCCGGATAGAGAAAAGGCCCCCAGTTTTGTCTTTGCTGGTAACGGGCATCCCGAACTCAAATTTTCTTCTTAACTTAGCCATGACATAATTATTATTTTTTGAGTGATTTTCTTTTTTGATTTAATTGGAGCGGCCGGCAGTGATGAGTCGGCCGTTTTTTATCTCAACAGTCCCGATGAAAATGATCTTCGAATTCCTCAACCTTGGGTTTCCGGCGCCTCTTCCACAATCCCGAAATATCGATCCACGCCTGGCACAAGACATCGAGAAACGCCCCGGAAATAACGCATACCGCGTACCATACCCCAAAGAGGCGACCAGTGAAGAGCCAGCGGCAGAATAGGAGGGCCAGGGCGAGAAGGGCGATATAAAGGAAGATGTAGAACATGGTTTAGGATTTTAGCAGTTATTTATTGGCTTCTTCAAGAACGGCTTTGGCGTATTTCACTGAGTTAATCGATACCCAATTTATTGACGTGTCTTTTTCCGACCAATCTGGTGAATTAGCCAACATCCCCTGAGCTATCACAAGAGAAGCCAATTCGAGTTTCGTGAAGCCATATTTCTGAAATTCATAGGTGCCCATTTGGTGGCCGTTATCCTTTCGGTTTGCCTCATTAGCTATGACAACAGGAGCGGCCGGTGATTTGAGATTATCCATTGTGATGATTTTTTCGAGTTAAATAGAGCCGAGATGGGCGAACCACCCCGGCTTAACGATTGCTGCCATTAAAAAGTTAAAAGAGAAGGAGTACTACTTAAGTGATCAACTTACATTTCCTCCCTCGCTTGTCGGGCGCGACCCGGACACGCTTCTTTATATCGTTCCAATCAATTTCTCGTACACTTCATTCCCCAGAATCCCCCGCATCATTTCAGGCAGATCAGCCGCCTGCGTTCGCAATTGCCCGATCAACTCATCCAGATCCGCCTTCGGGCCTTTCTTCAGCGTCATTCGGATGGCGTCTCCCCAGGGGCCTCGGTTGGTCACGCAGGAGAGCAGGAAGCGGACTTCGTATTTGTGGAGGGGCACGGATTTTAGTAGCATACCGGCAGTTTTGAGGCGTCAAATTCGATGACCAACCACCGATCGAAGACCACGCCGCTGACCTTCCACTCATCAATTTCGGCGGTCAGGGGCAATCCTTGCTGGGCGATCACGTGGTTCGCCTTCAGCCAGTATTGAGTCGCGAGTCGGTCGGAACTCAACCGAAAGCGCATCAGCTTGCCGTCCTTGACGACATGGCAGCGGATCAAAGGGGTATCGAATGCCTCCCGGAAAGTCGCCATCGCGAGGTCCTGGGCCTGTGGTTCAAAGATTGGGTTCATGAGATTGGGTTTTTGCTGGTAAAAGATCAGATTCCTTTTTGGCGTAAAAGTCTCGCAGGGCCTTGAACAATTGGTCACCGCACTTCTTTTCCCTGAAGGCCCGCCACACTGCCGTCGATATAGATGCCGCCGATCGTTTCAGCTTTTTGCCGATGGCCTCATCATCGCCGGTACTGCGGAGCGTCTTCCATTTTTCTATCAGTTCGTCGGGTATTTGCATACTGTCGTCTTTTGCCGCCGAAAGCCCGGTGTTACCCAAGCTGTCCGGCAGTATCTTATCGCCGATCCGCGTTCGTCTCTGAATGAAGAGGTCGCTGTTGTGGCCGGATACCTCTAAACCACCGCTATAGCCTCTTTAAGATTTTCGTAAATTTCTTTCATTTTGCCAGTCAGACCGGATATGGAATAAAGGCCGCCCCCAAAATGATTATTCCCTGTGTCATTACTTTTCCAATGGCGCAACCCCAATTCACTGCCGTCTTTAGAACTATAAAGTATTTCGTAATGATCCTGTTCCTTAATCTCTAATTTTTCGGCGTATTGCCCATTATCGAAGTACCAAAAGCGACCAGTGTTATATTCGGGAGTTGAGAATATGTTTTTCATTTTGCGTTGTTTGATGTTGTAAAGATATGGTAGGATTTGTTATAATCTTAATTTTTTGTTGATTATTTGTAAAAAAGTGTAAAAATAGTGGAACTGGGTAGAATAAAGCAGCCCCGACCAGATTGCCGGGGCCAACGTCCTCTTTAGTGCGGCTCATGCGCCGTGCGGTTATGATTTGGCCAGGAAAAGAAAGATTTCCCGCTGAAAATGCAAGTCGATCACAAAAGCGCAGATGATGCAGGAGCTAGAATGGGAATAACCCCGATACCGTGAGAGACAGAAAATCGAATAAGTCCTATCCGGGAACGAAGATTGAATTGGAAAAGAAGATCTTCAGCGTACCCATCAACGGTCCTTTTGCTGACAAACATGCGGTCGGCGATTTCTTGATAGGTAATATCCTCTACCACAAGACGGAGAAATTCAATCTGACGTGGGTGCAAATCGAGCATACCCTAAAATTCTGCAAAATTATTTGCATTTATACAAAAGATTATTCGCAAAATTTCAACGGATTATACAAAAAGGGCCTGAGGAAGAATCCCCGGCCCGTTCTCTAAAATCAAATATCCTATTAAAAGCCGAGGCGAAGCTACGAAAAAGCCCCGAGATCACTCCCGGGGCACCTCCAAAACCCATGAACAAGAAAAAGTTATGCGCTGACCCAAACCGGCAAATCCCCCAATTCGTCGGCCTGAATGGTATCCGGGTCGTATTCTATTCCGCTCATCCTTAATTGCGGATGCTGCAAAATCTGCCATCCCTCTGTTGGAATGCTTTGATCGCAATTATAGGCCTTCCAGTAATGAGCAAAGGGCAAGTCGTACAGTTGCTGATCCGAAAGGACCACATTCCAGCCTACGTAAAGACCCGGCACGTAGCCAGATGCACTGACGGCGGTATACCACGCCTGGCAATAGGCAATCACATCTTCGGCTTTTACCCGCCGTCCCACCCCTTCCAGATCAAGCCAGAGGTTGATTCCGGGCGCAAGGCTGATTTCTTTAGCGTATTGGGCGGCGTAGGAGCCATATTCCAGCCCGAGGGCGGCATTAGGCTCCCAGCCGGGCATGGCGACATGTTGAACAGCCATTAACGAGAGGCCTGCGGTAAGAATGATCTCTATTTCTTTTGCGGTCAGGTTTCCGGAAATCAGCGCCGGCGTTCTGGGTAGGTAGCGGATACAGAAATCCATGCCTGCAGCCTTAAATGCGGCGGCTTGTGCGCCCGAGAGGGGCTGATTCACGTCAAATCCTGCGCCGGCGGTCGCTTGCTTTACGGTTGGCATGTTACAAAGATTTTGAGGTTAAGAAGCCGCAGTCGCATTCGCCGGATTAGCTTTAGCGGCGGCAATAGCGGCCTGAACCTGGTTAAAGGCCTGCTGAGCGAGATTTTCCCACTCGTTCCATGTGGCGTTCTCTGCTTTCCCCTGGTTATACAGAACGGTAAGGGAGGTCGCCAAGCTGATCCAGATTTTAGACGTAGTGGCAATGGACGCTTTTGCATAGGCGGCAATAACGGACTGTACCCAGGCCGCTGTTGCTGCCTCTGTCGGGGCCTCTCCCAAGGCTTCCAACCCCAACTCGGTTGCCAAAATCTTAGGGCCTAATATCTGGGCGCCTTTTAAAATCGCCGCGGGCACCCCTGCGAGTTCAGGACTGAGGGCGGCCACAATGTCTTCGACCACTCCGGAATTAACCGCTTGGTTAATGTCCTCGGTGATCGTAATGATTTCGGGTAAAAACTCAACCTGCGCGTCTTTGAAAACTGTGGATACCGCACTTTTGATGCCGCCCCATATTTTGCCAAAGAAGCCGGTTTTTGAAAATAATCCCATTTGTTTGAATTTTATGTGTGAATAATTATCGAAAGGGCGAATCAAAAACAAGGCCTAACAGGTAGCCGATCACCGCCCCGAGGCCGACGATCCCGACGCACCCGAGGATGACCAAAAGTACGATCTTTTGGTCGCGCTCTGTCATTTCGTTGCCGATGAAAGGGATGGAGGGGTGCCCTGAACTGCAGTTGTTGCCTTTCCGGTGGCCGTGGGCGTGACCGTCCCTGCTGCAATCTGCTGGTTCTTAGATTTGCTCAGGGCGCTTTGCAGAGCCGGGGCAATAGCGGTCACCAGCCCGAGAATAGCATTCAGGTTATCTCCCGAGAGTACACCGGCGGATACGAACAATCCTCCGACCGAGGTGATGACAGATCGGACGGCGCTTTCAATCCCTTCGATATTGGAAGTTTTGGCCGCTATCCCCCATATAGTACTGGCAACCGTAACGATGGCCCCAGCGATGATCTGCCAGGTCGAAGAGTCAACGGGATGTCCGAAAACATTGTGCCCGACCACATAGGAGCCGACCATAATCAAAAGCGCCCGGAGAAAGCTCAATAAATTGTCCTGTGTCATTGTATATTGTTTAAGTTAAAAAATCTATTTCGCCCTATCGGCTTAATGCTGCAAGTTAGGGGTTGTCATGGCCCTTTCTAAATCCCACGTCTTTAGCCTGTATTTCAATGCACAGCTATTAATTCCTATTTGATCAGCCCAATCCTTAAGACACTTCGTTTCACCGTTGAATGTGATGTTGATATTATTCCTTTTATTTCTGTTTTGCTGATGCCTGGTAACTATTCTGCAATTTTCTGGACCATAATCCTTGTCATTATCTATCCTATCAATTTGAAGTCCTCTTTCCCATCCGTTCCTTATTGCCCATTCAAAAAAGAGCAAAAAATTATCCAACCATTCTTGGCAGATGCCAATTCCTCTACCGCCATAATTCGGGTATGACCCATGTTTTTCGCAGTAACATCTGGAATACATGCTTGCCATTACTCCTCTTAGGGGGTGCGAAGAATTTCCGTGAGTAGTCATTCGTTTGGTGGCAATTTCTATTTTTAGGCACCCGCAAGATTTGGTATGTCCAGTGAGCACACTGCCGGCATCATACCATTTTTTTATTCCACATTCGCATTCTGCCATAAAAATACAGCCATCCCATTTCATCTCAAAAGACAAGACTGTCAGACGGTTGAATTTTTTCCCCAAATACCTAGTATAATCGATGCCTGACGCCATATTTTTATTTGTTTTGCCGGTCAACTTTATTTTGCAAAATAACCCTTACATCATCCACTTTCTGATTCAACTCCTTGATGTTCCCCTTCAATTCATCCATGTCTGCTTTCTGCAAAAGGAAGTCATCGTGCCGGACGTGTTCCAGATTGTCCATTCGCTGTTTCAGGAATAGGATGTCATCTTTCTGTTGCTGGGTATTTGTCGAAAAATTCCACAACATTCCCCCCAAAGCGGCGACGAATAAGGCTGTCTGAAAGATAAGGTGCCACCACTCAACGGGCTTTTTCATGTCTTTTTGTTGTTGAAGCATTGTAAGTAATTATAACCGTTGCTACTACCATTACCGTGCCCTCTCCACCTAAAAACCATTCGTTGCGCCGGAAAAAGAGCCAGTAATGCACAATGTCTACCACACTGATCAAGAGGTTCGCCAAGAGTAGAATTCGAAGGGTCGGCGTTTTGCAGGTAGAGATTAACCAGGCCAAAAGAACAAAAACAGCGGACAGCCAAAGCTCAACATGATAAATCGGCCATCTGAAATCCTCCAACACGGTTTTGTCATAAACCACCCATCTAACCGGGTGATAGGGGGCGCTTTGCCAATACCGGTGAATGAGGCAGACGGGCCAACTGAGAAACATCAGCGCCTCGGCTATCCGGTTCCTCACGGCTTGCCTGGTTGACCATTACCGGGAGGGCTGGAGCCATTGGAATCCTCGGGATCTGCGTCCTCGATGTCGTTTTCATCAATGTACCACTGCGCGTCATCCTCGCAGTCCCACCACCAGGATTTTTGAAAATCGTCTGTCCATTGCGCCTCTCCGTCTTCCATGCCGGAAATGTACTGACCATCGGTTGATTTAATACACCAGCCCATAAAGGTTTATTTTTTAAAGGTTTATAAAAGCGGTTTGTCTTCCGGATAAATCCTGCCCTTTCCTTCGCCCGGCATCAGCGCGATGAATTCCAGGACAGCCTTACACTGTTCGAGTGTCAGGAGGGCAATCCCTTCATTCAGTTCGCCATTCCATTCCCCCCGCAGGAGCCGGATCTGCTCCAACACTTTCTTTTTCTGTTCGCGGGTCAGGTATTTCACCGCCTCGCTGATCGCTTTCTGAAGGGCTTCCTTTTCTGTTAGCTTCGGTTTCATGATTTCTAAAAATACTATTTTTTCAGGTAAGTCAGGATTACGATTATCACCGTCACAACGGCGCATATCCCTAAAACTGCCGCCACTGCAATCACCCACAAGGAATTCATCCCGGTTCCCTTCCCTTTCACCGTATTGATGTAGTCGGTATTGATCTGCGTTTTAGCGTTTATGTTACCCGTTTCCCGATCGAAAACCTCTCTTAATACCGACAACTTTTGAACCTCTTTAATCCTGTCATTTTCATGATTTAGGTCCAGCAACCGGCGTTCATATTCCTTAGCCTGCAATATCAACTGTTGATCTTTGAGTGCCATCTCGCGCCGCAATCCAGCAATCATTTCCCGCAAAAGATCATATTGATTGACCTTGTCTTTCATTGCCAGATCGTCCCGTTACCGACGGTTATTTTTCCAGTCGTTGAATTGAAGTAAGTAAGGCCAGCTGTAGGCGTTACCAGCGCTAATTGAGCGGTTGTAGCTGATACCAATTGCAGTCCAGCGGCAGGAGCGACAACAACCGGAGGTGCAACAACAGCGGGAGCAAAAGAGGCAGCCCATGTCCAGAAATCCTGACCGGCCGCGTTCTTTACTCCGCCCACCGCATAGGCTGTATTCCAGACCGCGCCGGAATGTCCCAAGCCCGGCATGACGGTAAAATAGGCCTGATTGGGTGCCACGGCTTTAAGCTGGTTATAACGCGGAAGCATGGAATTGGAATTCGAATTGTAGAACGAATCCTGATCCCCGCATACGCCCCACCACTGAACGCCGGATTGTAAGAACCACGCAGGCTCCCATGACCCAGGAAGGCCGGCCTCTCCGATAACGGGTCCTTCCGAACTGATCTCGAACATGAACTTAATTTCTGCAAGATCCGTTTCGGCAAACCCTGCGAACCAATCCCAGTCCTGCCCGGAACGTGAGTACCCGGTGACTCCGATAGCGACGATATTGGTATATATTGCTTTCAGGGCGTTTATCATGCCCTGCATTTCCTTCGGCCTTGGATCTTGTTCTGTGTTCTGAATCTCTACGCAGACGATACCGGGAAGTCCCAAATCCACTCCCTGTTTTAAAGCTGTAAAAGGGCCGGCATTGAGCATAAGAGCGGCATTGGTCCCAATTTCCCCCGCGCCGGGGCTGCCAATAATCAATACCACCGGCTGGCCCGGCTCATATCCCGTATATTCATATGTCATGATGTTAGCCGTTTCCGCGGCCATTCCCGGAGCCGGGATGATCGAAATCGTTGAAGTAGATACCGTAGGCATATTTTTTATTTTTTATGGGTGTCCCATTGACGAGACGGTTTTGATTCTAATTCGAGTCCCCGAACTTTGAAGTGACCCGAGCGTACTTTGATAGGAAGGTAAGACAAAACTTCCATAGACCAGACCGCCGGGCGTTACATAAATACCGGGAAGCCAGATCGTCTGAGAAGCCGTCCCCGGAACCCCAATCAGGGTGAAGGGCCATTGCTGGAAGCTGCTGTGCTGGTCATAACCCGTGTAGGTCGTTTTCCAGGCTGAGAAGGACATACTTACCCCGCCGCCGGTATTATCCTTTTTGTAGAAAGCGGTCGAATTGGAGGAATGATTGAAATAATTGCTGTCAATCGTCCCGAAGGTGGTGATGTCGTTATTAACAGTTTCTAAGTGGATAACCTGGGAGCCGGAAGTATTCCCAGAGAAGATATTGTGCTTGACTTTCAACCCTGTAATCGTCGGGCCCCCGCTGAATTCAAAGGACTCGAACTCTTCCAGGGCGCTTCCGAGACTGGTATTATACAGGAAGGAGTTTCCGGGACCATGATTATAGTAGGAGGCATTATCAACGGTGTCGACGGTATTATAAGAGACCAGGACGCTATCCCTGGATGCATCCAGATATACCCCGTTAGTTAGCGGCCCGGTAGTGGTGCCGTCCTGAGACATGATGCTGCCGCCCTTATAGATATAATTTCCGGCGATGGTGCTTTTGATCGGGAAGGCGACTACCGCATGCTCGTGCATATAAATGCCGCCTCCGTCCTCGTGATTTTGGTCATAATTGCCCACACTGTTACTATCCGCATGCGAGTTGTTGCCGGAGAAATAAATGGGCATATAGCCAACATAATTGATGCTGCAGTATTTAACGACCGTGCTATCCCCGGCACCGGCATAGGTACTGGGTTGGTTGTAGATGGTATTGATAGCCATATACTGGCCGGCTGCGCTACTGCCGCCCATACCCACGGTCATGCCGATATCCAGGAAGGTTGAGGATAGAATACTGTCTTTAATGGCGGTATTCCCATACGACGTGAAGCCATTATCGGTGATGCGGCCGATGAAGCAGTTTTTTACTTTCACATTATACGCGAGACTCCATATCCCGTCAAAGCCGTATAACAGGCTGTCATTGGTGAAGGAGATATTACTACCTGACGATAGGAGAACCAAGGCTGTATCAGCTCCCTGGATATCCCAGTGATCAATCGTAAAGTTAGAGGCCGTCGATTTGATGACGTATCCCTGGTTGGGAACGGAGAACGTGTGACCGGACGTTCCGCCGGGCAGGTTCATCCGGATCACACTGTTGGTATCCTGCCATTCGAAGGCGCTATCCGGGAAATTATTCAGTATCCGCCAGCCGTCACCGCCGACATTGACATAACTGACGGCCGGCGCGACAGTCAGGATCGTCGATGTCTGGCCTGTCACTCTACAGGTATCCCGGGTATAGGCGCTGCTGTAGACGACCAATTTGGTACCTACCGGCGCTTTGGGTGCGTTGACAGCATCATATACCGTGGTCGTACTGCTGGAAGCGGGCGCGAAAACAAAGGCCGGGCTGCTTTTATTCGGTGTCATGGCTATGCTCTTCAGGTAGCCGTCCATGACCAGTAGCTGCGGAGTAACCCCGGAATAGGTGGCCTGGTACTCGTTACCGCTCACGTTCGTAAAAGATAGCGCGGTCATGCCCAATACCTTTGGCATGGCTCCGGTCCCATAAGCGGTATAGTACACCCCTGACACAGGGATGATCTCGGTATAAAAGACATCGCCACGATTAAGGCTTACTGTATCCCCGGAAGTAATCCCGGCACTGGAAAGATAAGAAATTGCACACGGCGCACCAGATGTGCAGGAGGTGCCGGACCCGGCGCCGGAGAAGTAAAAATTGGTCTGTGTGGTGGAGTTCACTACTACGTTCATCGTGGCCGAACTGCTATCCCACTCGTTGTCCGTAATGCCCAATTTAAAAACGTAGGTGCCCGTAGTCAGGTTAGATACTGAGGTAATGGACGCGCCGGAGACTTGAATTTTGGCTGCGGTTGGTCCAGATACCTGAGTCCACATCCAATAAGAAATGTGATAGGTTGCTGTACTGGATGATCCGTTGAGCGTGGTAGTGGTGCCGCTGATGCTCTGGTTACCCCCGGCATTGGCGACGGGTGGGCTTTCGGCGGGCGGGGTGTAATTGGAACAATAAGTAGCTGTCGGATTGAAGGCGCAATACTTGGCCATTGATTTCCATGGCCCTCCTTGCCCCCCGATAGCCCATAAGCTAACCGGCGCAATTGTCGGCACATCCCAGCCATTCGGATAGCTGCTGCCCTGATTGCCGCTTAGATCCCCCCCATTGATACCATTGATGACAACTGTTCCTTTGTTTCGTCCGCAGGCATAGAGAGAATCCAAGGCATCTTTGACAACTACGTATCTTTGAAAGGTAGCCCCGGAATAAATATTCGTCCAGTTCGTTTTATAGGTGACCTGTACGGGGTGCTTAATGAGAGCCAGTCCATACGTTCCCGGCCATGTTGAGATAGCGGAGTCGTAGTAATTCAATTCAGGACCTACTCCCACTTCCCCTTGCGCCTGATCTCCGAACCCCCATAAAGTTCCATTGGTAGTGATGATATGTGTGGACCCCATCGAGGTAACGATATCCGATACAGGGGCATCCAGATAACCGGTGATACTATCGCGGGCATTTACCGGCAGGGGTACGGTTCCTCCGTTTCCGGTCGGATCACCTCCTGAGTTAATGCCGCCCATCATGTTGCCATATACCCCCCATGTCCATATTGTATCATTAGCAGCTAAGGCGAAGTTGAAATGATTTCCGCCTGCTATCATGGTTATGTTAGCGCTGGCATTAGCGATTTGATGTAAGAGGGTGTATTGCGTTCCTGAGCCTGTGTACCCAAGTGGATAATAAAGCTCGGCACCACTCCAACTGGTATTGCCCCATGTGAAAACAGTACCGTCGGTACAAAGAACCATTCCATAAGCCCCCCCGATGATCTGTTTAGCCAATCTACCCCCAGGAATGAGTATTTGAACAGGAGCAGAACAAGCATTTCCCAAAGAACCGTTTCCTTTCATTCCGAGTGTATCGCCGCCCCAAGTCCATAAAGTTCCGTTTGATTTGATCGCTAACCAACCTTGATAGGCATTCCCAACAAAAAACGCAGCCAATGAAGCAACGCTATTGAAGGCGTTTCCAGAACTATCCACGGTGATTTTATAGGCATTTGTCGCTACCGTGCTGCTGGTTCCGCTTCCCAGAGAGCAGGTACTATTGTCCCCGGTTGTCCAGACATATCCATTTACGTCTATGGCGGCGAGCCCATGTAATCCACCAGCGACATAGGCAAACTGAAGATTCGACGGAGATACTACGACTTGAATAGGCAATCCGATAGTTCCTGATCCGCCACTACCCACATTACCCAATGCATTTGTGTAGGCCCATAGTGTCCCATCCGATTGTCGGATGTATCCCCCTTGATATTCTCCGGGTCCGACTTGTCCATCCTGACAGAAAGCCATAATGGGACAAAGAAACAGTATCGTAATAAGTTTCTTCAATTAATACATCTGTGTTATAATAGCTCCCGCATCATAGGTTACGGAGCCGGTTCCTGTTGTAAACACCACCGACGCTGTAATAGTAGTTCCTTGTTTAACTGAAACAAAAATAGGAGGAAACGGGTAATATCCCGTACTGGTAAGATTTGCAGACGTTACTCCCTGGGAATAGAATGTCACTGTATGACTAGCGTTGTCTTCCCCTGTAAATGTCACTTGAACTTGTAGAATATCCGTTACAATGGATAAAATATTTATGTAAGCGGATATCTGAAAGTTATTATTGCTTCCGCTTCCCGGCACCGCGTAAGACGTTATAGTCCCGGCTCCGCTTTGGCTGGTTAAATCGTTTTTGGCTGATATGTTTACCCCATGAGTGCTTGATGTTGAAATAGCAGCGTTAACCGTCAAAGCATTGGAAAGAGTAAGAGTAGCCCCTAATGTCTGAGCACCCGAACCGGCAATAATTCCCGGATTGCTAGAGCTTGCTAATCCCAAATATGCCGTAGTCCCTGAAACGGTAGCGCCATTAGCGTATGAGGTAGTTGGAGTACCAAAGGATGTCACTCCGCTGCCGCCACTCCCGAAAGTCGGCCAGTTGGTTTGGAAAATCGACTGATCGGACTGTCGAATGACCGCTACTTTAAAATTCGTGGAGTCGATTATATTCGAAGCAATCTGAGGGAATTGAACTAATGCACCAGTAGCCGTAATCAACGGCGTGGTACTCCCTCCCACGATGTTGGTGGGGTATCCAGAAGTAATGGACCCGAGCATGACATTTTGTGTGCCGCTGAAAAGGGCTATATTTCGAAGACTCGATACGCTGAAACTGGGTCCGTAGGTGCGGATGATAGCTCCGTTGCTGCCGCTGCCGAATACATTCCAGGAAATATAACCAGAAGCGCTGGTGTTTGTAATACCGGCGTTCATCAGTCCGCTGTAGCTTCCGGATAAGTTAAGAAGGGTATTCAGTCCGGTGACATTGCTCATGAAGAAAGAAGAGGTACTAACCGCAGGGGTAACTGCCGTCGCGTATCCGTTCACTAGATTTGCAACGAAAGTTTGAGGCGGATCAGTAGCATTCACGCCGATCGTTCCGGCACCAGTGCCTTCGTTGACGATACAATTATCCATTTTCCACCCGGACAGTCCATTTTCCACCACTCCCGAACTGGTTGAGGAATAGGTGGATATTTGTTCACCTTCGATTTGAGCATTGTAAAAAATACCCCCCCCGCTGGCATGTAAATAAATGACCGTATCGCTTATGTTCTCATAGCTATTTCCTGACAGGTTCAAATCAGATGTGCTTCCGGCAGAGCCATAGATCTCAAGCCATATGCCTATTTGGGCTTCGCCACTATAACCCGCATTGGCGTTCCACTTATTTTGCATGAACTTCCATCCGCCATTTTCCAGCCTGACCATCGCACGCGTATTGTTGTTGCCGGCGTAAAAGAAGGACTGAATACAACTGTTATCCCCGCCGTCCGCATTTTTCCGGTTTTGCATCCAGATGCCGTAGTTGACGGGATTCCAGATAAAGACGTCACTTATGGTGACTTCTACCGCTGCCGTATCGTCGACGCAGTTATAAAAGCTACCGACGCCCATATCTTTTAGTTTCAAAGAAGTGCCGGCACCATAAATGCCGACGTTAGTAGACGTTGCCGTGACACCCGGAGCGAGAACAATATTCATCCCCGATATCGAACTGCCGCTGCCGCCGAGCACAAAGACAGTATCAGAGGCTGACGTAGACCAGATCTGGGTAATGTCCGTCGTGGAGTCACGGTAAAAAGCGGTTGAAGGAGTTACCGAATTGAAGATCCCGGCATTTGAACCCCCGCACCCCAGGACCTGGACTTTATAGGGAAGCCTGATCGTTCCAGAAACAATATACCTCCCCGGGGGGAAATAAAGAACGGCTCCTCCCGATCCACATGCCGCCGCCGCCATCTGAATTGCATAAGTGTCGTCGTGTATCCCATCTCCATAGGCATTATAGGGGGCGCTTTTCACGTTGACCCATAAGAAGTTGGTGTAGCCCTGGTTGAGTATCCATTGATACGATGCGAGGTTGGTTAGCGTGGAACTGGCCGTGTCGGCCTGGATGGTTATCGAGTTAGTTGTCGTCGTGGTATCGGCTGTCAACGGAGCTAAAGCAGTTATTCGCCTGAATCCCGGGATCTGCGGAGCATAGACGTTTACGCCCGTTCCGATATTAGGCGGTATGATCCCTCCCAAAGATGTTTCTATTAAATTGCCTGCCGATGTTTCTCCTATTGCATAAACAGCCGTACCGGTGAAAGCTCCCGATCCATAGCCCCCCAGCTGGATCTGTCCCGTATTCAGCACCTCAAATTTCGGAACCCCATTGATCTGCCCCTGAATAGTAGCTCCTGCAGGTGCCGATAAAGTTAGTTGCCCATCTGAATTGAAACTTCTGGACCATACCTGCGTACTCACATTCCCGCTGCTTCCTATCTGGTAGGCGTTGGTTGTTCCGTAGGTCACGTTGCTGTTTAACTGTAGCCCAGCCGTAAGGGTTGGCTTCCCGCTCCATGTCTGGTTAAGATTAATCCCTGCAGACGTATAGCTGGAAGCCGGAATGGTTTCCACGACTGTTGTGCCGGTAGTGAGGCCGCCGAGGCTATATTGAAATAACTTGGTGGCATCTGATGCATTCTTCGCTATGGGATTGGCGTCGCTGAAAGGAGGTGATGATCCGCCTCCGGAGGCGCTGAAATTATGATAAATGGTATGAGGATTCGAAATAACTGAAATAGTCACAGATCCGTCTAAGGAAGTGTCTTTAATCCCCCTTAAGGGAAGTGCGCTGCCAGAAACAGATCCACCCACGGAATCTGAGGCTGGATCGGTTCGATCATTATAGACTGATGGCAGCGCGGCAATGCTGTTATTCAGTTGGGTCGGCGTGACATATTTAATGGTCGAATCATATTGCTCCAGAATAATGGCCACAAAGGTGTTCCCCGAAGAAGTGGTATAATAAAGGCTGTCATTGCTGATGAGAATGGCCGTGACCGTTCCAGCGCCGCCTCCGCCCCCTCCGGTATCAATGCGCGACCATCCGGAGTCGCTTGGATCATACCAATAAATGTGATGCCCGCAGGTGTCGGTATAGACGGCCGCCTGCCGCGGATTGGTTCCGGGTGCGTTTAAAGAAGTCTTTCCGGTAGGAACGCCGCAGCCGGTAGGCAACCAGAGGGTATTGAGGGGAACAATCCTGTTATATCCTACTCCGTAAATGCCCGAGTTCGGGTAGACGATAATTTGGCTATATCCCACCAGGGAAAGCGTCAGAACGATCAAAAGCAGGGATAATCGCTTCATATAATTTAAAATTACACTATTGTCAAAAAAACGTTAATATAGTTGTCCCAATAAGTGGATTCACTGATCATTTCGTCGTTTTTAAACCACAATCGCGCATTTTGCTACGTTCTTAGGAGCGCATAGACCCCGAACCCCGCTGTCAAATTTTCCCCCGTTGTACTTGCCGTGCTGGCTGGGCCCGTCCGCATCGTTATGTCCACGGCAGCGGAGCCTCCAAATGTATCACTCCCTCCGCCTGAATACCGGCCACCGCTTACACGGGAAAGATATAGACTGCCACCTCCGCCGGTAATAACCCCGCCACCATGCGTCGGTGCATCATGGGGTTGCACATATGGTGGGTTGAAATCCCCGGAAAAGCCATAGCCGTACCCGAAACCAGCTGTACCCGCTTTTAATCTGAGGTAAGAGTAGGACCAAAGTTTAGGCACCCGGAAAGTGGTGCTGCCATCTCCCTGGCTGAAATAACCCTGGTTTGCCTGGTAAGTTACCCCGTTATATGTCGCTGTATTGTTCCACGCACTGTCGGAGACAATCGTCGTTCCACTGGCCTGCACCCAGGCCCAGAGTCTCGCATAGGCGGTACGGCTGAGCAATTGACCATTGCAGAAAACTGTATTCAGCGGGATCATGGAATAATCGTAAATGATTTCTCCCACCATTCTCATCCCCTCACCACCTTGAAAGATGAGCCACCTGCGCGCCCCGCTGGGGTAGGTCCATTTGTAAAGTCCTATGGATTCACACTGCCCGAGATATAGGCTTGTTGCCCTTGTGGCCGATCCCAGGAGGGTAGCATTGTTATACCATTCAAAAGTATCTCCTGCTGCAGCCAATAACCCAGCGTTGACATGCGTTCCACCGGCCGAGTTGATGAATATCGGCTCATTGTCGGGCATTGTTGAGGTAGCAGGAAACGTTATCCCGAGAGCCGGAGCGGCTCCTTGCAGGAGGAATGCCTGCCCTGCCGCCGAGTTAGTCAGGGTAGTATTCGCCGTCAATAAGGTCGTGGCGCTTACAATGGTCCCGCTGACGCTGGTAGAAGCCGCCAATTGGGGGAGAAACACCAGAACCGCCTTTTCCTCATCTCCGATGGAATATCCCGCGGCCAAATATTGGTAACCGTTTGCTGTCGTATCGTCCTGCGTAGTGGGGGTTCCGTTCACTGTTTTTACGTAATCAACCCCATAGGTCAAGATGCCGATACCTCCTGGGATGTCCGGATACCAGTTCCAGCCGATGAGGGATGGGTCCGGTCCGTAGAAATTGGTGCCGCTGGCGAAATACGGAGATGTGTTGGCCAGAAGGGTAAGCGGATCCCGAGTATTATATGCGTTGCTGCCAGGCTGAAAAGTGAAGGAATTGAGTTGCGCTCCGTCTGCCCCCCCATCGGGAGATTCGTAAAGAATGTAAATGTAAAGGACTGCCTGCAGCCCGGTAAACGTATGAAGTTGAGTTTGACCGATATATGGACCAGGAAGCTGATAGGAAGATATGAGAATAGACGGGGCCGAGGCTTTATAAATCGCCATCACCAAGGAATTGCCTGCGCTTACCGGAAAAGTCTGTTGCCAAAGATTTTCATTAGCCATATTATGAGCCCTCCACTTGAATTAGGTTTTGACCAGAATTGCTTTGTCCGAAGGCGCTTGCATCGAACATATATCCTCCAAAAGGCGATTGATCCAACTGCCCCGCAGTGTTCAGCGTGATCGCGTCCTCATTCTTCGATCTCCGGATGGCCAGCGTCATGTATGTTTTGGCCTGGCCGGGAAAGGTCTGTACCTCCCATTGGGCATCTGCATCCCTGGAATATTGATCCCCGTCGATTAGCACCGTATTCAGCAACATAATTCGGTCGATCTTGCGCATAAGGTAATCAGGCAGCCCCGATCCTCTCCCGACTTCCAAGGTCCAGGTATCGTAAGGGATGGCGTTCAGGAGATCGATATCCTGCGGCTGATCCACGAACGTGGTAAACTTGCTCTTAGGTACGTACCCGTTGATCTGGCCGGGGATACGAAGACACGGTAAATAACCGGCGGTCGAGTTAAAAACGGCAGCTAATTTATTGGTACTGTTCGAATAGTCGAACCTGATGGTATTATTATCCCAGGAAGGTTGCACGTTGATCCCTTCGCTGATAAAAGTCGCCGTAGCCGGTCCGGTCCCCATGGTCCAGATCAGATAATAAATTCCTGTCAGTCCCGAAAGACTCACAGATCCGGTAAAAAGGGATTGCCCTGAAGGTATAGACGGGGAAGTGTCCAGGGGAATATTAATCAGTCCCCCGACATTTTGGCCCAATTGGTTGATGATCTGCACATTGACAGGAGAAAGCCCAAAGGTCTGACATTGCAATTGAATCACATCATCCGACTCCCAGGGAGCGTAATAATTCGACTGATCGATCCACTGGGTGACACGATTTTTATACCAATCCTGATCCATCGTATAGTTCTTATACTGAGGAGCTTTGGTGTAACCCAGCGGCACAAAATGCAGCGGGCAGATAAGAGGGATTGAGGTATCCATAAGTGTTAATTGAACCAATCCCGTCGATTCCAGGTCAACCAGATCGGCAAGGTTTGTAGCGGGTGAACAAAGTAATTTCCAGGTCTGAGACTCGTTAAAAGCCGGCTTGCTGCTTACTTCTATCGGGAAGCCGTAGAGTTGTACTCCATTGTAGGTGAATTCTATGTGGCCATTAGCCGTGTAATTTAAGAGGTCCGCAAAGTTGATAGGCACTTCCGTGTCAAATTCGAAGATCCAGGGAAGGAAGGCTGGGGCCGCAAGATCATGGATATTCACGTTCGCATTCTCTGTTGTCGTCACTCCGTCCAGGGTGGTACTCAAAAACTGGTTCTTATCTGTGGTTTGAAAGGAAAGAACCGAGGGAGAAAGCGTGTAAAGCGCCGGCGATAGAATCGACCCATTGGCGAGTAGCATTTGCTTCGGGGTGAAATCGGGGATATTGAAAGCGGAAGCTGGATTCGGTATTCCTGATACATTACTGAATGCCGGTCTATTGAACCCGAAGGCTTCGATGGTCCCTGACTGCATCGTCAGGTTGATATAGGAAATCCAGGAGGACATATTTGTGACAGACCCGGTTATCCACACCAAATCCGGGGCCGTTCCGGGAATATTCGGCTGGGGGCTATTATAGGCCAATAGCTCATCGAAAAAGATCGAGGCCGCATCCTGTCCTGGATTTGCCCCCTGGTTAAAAGGAATGGCCGCTCCCGATCCGGTGGCTGTGTAAACCGGCGAACTTCCTATGATCTCCCCCTTTCTCCACAGGTTGAAATTAGTCGTATCCCCGCCGCCGCCCTGGTAATACCCTGCCACTGTAAAGGAAGTAGTAAAACTGGTATCCTGTACAGGAGAAAGGAATTGAAAATATTGAAATCCATAAGAGACGACAGGGACAGCCACTCCGTCAATGTCTTCCGTTGTCGCGGTTATCACAGGCAGATTCACCAACTGTTGGGATTGCCCGGCATTGATCACATCAGCGCCTGTTGAATAAGCCGTGAAATAGCCGTTCACGTTGAGTTGAAAGGATTGATAAGTCCCCGTACAAGTTCTGACAGTATCCAGGGTGAAATAAATGCAGTCTCCTTTGGCCCAGACCCGGGAAGACGAAAAGTTAATGGTCAGCGGCGTATTGACTCCGGTGATAGCTTGAGGCCATTGGCCGCCTAAGGTTCCATTTACCCACATCGAGACCATAGCCGAGTCTCCTATGAGCCCGTTGAGTAAGATTACCGCATTCACGGTATAGACCACTGGCGAAGCACTAACAAGATAGTTCACTATAAAGATGGCGAAATCATTGCTTTGTGTGAAATACTCCCCGTTGAGCGTAGCCATGTACAATGGCTGAAAGGCTTTATTCACGATGAGTTTCTGGTCTGTATTCGTCGGACTTGTCGGTAAGGGAACGCCCGAGATGAAAGAGGCCATGTAGAAATCCAGGCTCGTGCTATTGAGATCGACGTTGACCAGGAAAACATCGTTGTCGCTGTCGTTGAAAGTCGTTGACTTACCGCCTTGGGTATTCCACCGGGTATATTCAAATCCGTAAGAATCAGCCCTATATTTGCTGATGAGAGAAAGTTTTTGCACAATCGTTTTGATTGGGGCCTGCCAGGAGAATTTACAGTTGTATTCATACTTACCTGCTTCTTCATCGTACTGCTGGGTAGGATAACCCACTTCCAGCCAGTTGAAATAATATTCCAGTGCGATTGAAACCCGAAAATTGGAAATCTTATCCAGGGACATCGTAATGACGGAGGAGTTCAGCGCATAGTTTTTGGCTTCCAGAAAGATGCTCTCAGGAGAACCAGGAAGCAATTGATTGCCCAGAGCGCAATTTCCTATAGCGTTCACCGCGTCGAAAAAGTCGGATAAAGATGTCTTTAAAGCCGGCCCTTGGAAGGAAAATTGTTCGTAGAATTGATTGGATGGGTTGTCCGGGTTAACGGTCGCCTGGTTGAAATATTGAAAATACTCCGGGTCCGTGGAGGCCCGAATCGCGTCTCCGCTTGTCACCATCCAGTTGAGTTTCCCCTGTAAGAACGTACTATTGAATCCGAAGTTGAAGACCTGCAGGAAGTTGCTGGATAGACTGTTCAGCGCGTTGATGAGATAGGCCCCGACATCGAACAAAGACATTCCCCACACCCGGGACGCTTGATACCTTGAATTGAATTTCAGCGTGAATTGTCCGCCCTGTATCGTAATGGGGTTGGCCGCGAAATCGTTGAAAAAGAAGATGAACAGGTTTTCATTCGCCGCGAGGTTGATTGTGGCGCTGAAGGCAAAGGTGCGCTGCCCGTTGATATTGACCTGACTTTGGATGGGTTCCCAGCCGTCAATCGGTGCTGCCGGAAGTACAAGACCGTACGCGTTGGTTATCTCCGGAGCCCCGACGGATATGGGAACGGATAGACTGGTTGCTGTATGTAGATAAAACAGGGTGTTCGTCACCCTGAAATCAGAGAGCACCGTAATCTGACCTTCGATCACCATACCCGTGATTGCCCCTACACTGGTAAAGAGGAAATTAGTCGCCATTTGATAATACCCCGCGTAAGGATTGTCCAGTTGCTGATCACTATGAGTCACCCCGATATTATCCCCGGTATTACTTACGAAGGCGCACGGGAGAGGCTGATCTCCCGCGTAAGGACTTTGAGTAGTAAGGATCTGGTAGAGAAAGGTATCCGTAAATTCAATCCCATCGGCTAGTATCTTTTTGTTCTGAGGGATGGAACCATTACAGGGAATGGGGATCATCGTATTTTCATAGGCTTTAATAAACTGGGCCGCCCCTCCTTCCATGACGTTCACCGTCACCCCTTCTTCCACAAGATCACTCGCCTGGCTGAGATCGAGCAGTCCTGTATAGTACAATTCGAAAATCCCGGTATCGGGGTTCCATTTCAGAACGATGTAACCCATGGGAGATTCAATTCCCCGACCGGTATAAAGAGCGTTCCGGACGATCTTCGCTCCGTCTCCTACGAACTTCATGGGGAGCGTAAACGTGCGGGAAAGGCCCCAGTAATGGGAGTTTCGTCCGAAGCTGATCTGAATGTCAGCCCAGCCGTCAGGAGATTGAGGCAAGGAGCAGTCAATGCCAGATGTTACATTTTGCAGTTGCGGATTTCCCATGCTATCGCATACCCAGGCAGAATTTGCAACGGCCGGATTGGTCAAAAAATGCAAGAAATATCTGCGACTTATGGGCATTACCTGAAGACTGATTTATGAATATGTTCTCCGAATTTGGTGTCCAATCTTATGTTATTGATCACTTTAGGCTTGTTTTTGGCTAAAGCCCGTTCGATTCTCCCGGTTTGCCATACAATGGCCTGCTTTATCTCAAGCATGTCCCGGTTGGTCTCTTTTTGCTGGATGATCCCGAATTGATTGACGAACATGCCGCTGCTGATCATCCGATTGATCTCCTCAGCCGGGTAAATCTTTGCTCCGGGTGCCATATCGAGTACGGATGGCACCGCAGGCGACCAGAAAGGGGCCTTCCCTGGCTCGGCTATCAACTCTGGCACATAGGCATCCCCGACGACACCTAAGCCGCCCTTGTGCGCCGGACGACCGCCTATGCCCGCTCCATGTTTATACTTCGGTAATGGGGTAGCGATCGCTACGGCGAGTTCCGCGGCGCCTTCAATTCCCACCGCAATTGCGAGAGGGATATTCGGGAGGGCTTTTACGACAGCCACTCCTGTATTCAGGATGATATCCATAATGGATTTATCCTTGTCGAATTTCGCCTTGTCAATATCCAGTTGTTTTTGCTTCCGGGCATTCTTGACATCTTCTGCCGCTTTCTGATCATCGAGGATTTTCTGCCGGAGAGCTTTTTGCTCCTGGCTGGCGGATGTATCCTGTATTTGCTTGGATTGGACCTCATAGGCGCGGGTCTGCCTTTTTTCAAGATTTTCCAGATCAACTACCTGCCGGTTATATCCAATATCGAAAATGGCCTCAGCGGCTTTGCCGTAGGCTTGCCCTTCTGCCTGTATTTTACCGGCTACCTCCTGTAAATGAGCGAGCCTTTCGTCTTTGTCTGCCTGATCATTACCGCTTCGGGTATCCTGTTGTTTTCCTAAATCGGTTGTCAGTTGCGCTTCCGCGTCCGACCTTTCCTTGGTTCCGGCTTTGGTAGAGTCAACGACGGAGTAATCTTTATTTACCTGTGAATCAATAACATGCTGGGCGGTTTTCTCTTCCTGACGGCGCCGCAATTCCCGGTATCTTTCTTCCGTGATATGTCCATCTTTGAGACGCTTTTCCAACGCTGCCATTTCAGCGTTGTTGCCTTTTTCTATCTCCGTTTTCCTGTCCTCATAATATTGCTCCAGGTCATCCAACGCAGCTTTCTGGATTTCCCGCTGTATGCCCTGGAGGTTTTTGAGGTACTTCAACTGCAGGTCTTCGAGTTGAACGTCGTACTTTTTATTGATGGCGAGTTTCTGCTCCTGATTCAATCCTTCGGCGTCAAGATCTTCTATTCGATTCTGCTCATTGAGGTTTTTTTGTTCCTGATACTGAGACTTTAAAGCCTGGAGCTTTTTATCTCCGGTGGTATCTCCGGTCCGGCGGCCAATATTTCTACTAAGAGTATCTTCCTCAATAGCCTGGGACTGCGTATTCGCGTCGCGGAATATTTCCAGCCGTGCATCGCGATCCTTTTCATATTCCTTACGGTTTTCCACCCTGGTCTTTTCATTGAAATCCCGGTTGGCCTGCACTTTGGCGGCGCGAAGTTTGGCGTCGGCAATCAGTACTTCCTGCGGGGTTGCACTGGGATCGAGGCTATTACGCTCTAATTGTGCGTCTTTAATTTCCTGATCTCGGTCTGATTTGATGGCCGCCAGCCGTTGGGCAGATGTTGAACGTGCATCCGCCAGTATTTTCGAATTCCGGTCTTTAACAGCGGCTACTAAGATTAGGCCGGTTTCCAAGGCGAGTTTGCGCTCCTGCTCGGCTTCGTGCTCAATTCTTTCAATGGTAAGTCCTTCGGAGTTGATGACTGACTGGTTATAAGCATCTCTCATTTTTTTCTTGGCATCAATGACCGTCTGATTAGAGGCAATTTCCTTTTGAACCGCGTCCAGTTGAGTTTTAGCATCTGCCTCATCGGTATTGGTGCCATATTTCTGATATATTTGAAAATAAGCCTCACTGCTGTTGATCTTTTTTTGTTGAACCAGAAGCCAGATATTGGTGATATCGAGCAACCGCTGCTGTTTGGTTAATAACGGATCCATTCCAGCCGTCAATGTTTTTACATCTCCATCGACAGACCGGTAGGCCGCTCCGATATCTTGCGTATTAGCGGCTTTTTTCAGGTCATTCTCCGCAGTTTTCTGATCGAGGTCAGCCTGGGCCTTCCTTATGCTAAACAGGGCATTATAACTTTCCTTGTTCTTATCGGATAGAGTAAGAGCATCTTCAAGGTTCTTTTTGGTATGCTCGGCGTCCTCATCAGACAATTTTATCCTGGCCATCAGAATCTCGTTGACCTTTTCCATGGCGTCGGCTAATTCGGCTGAATTTTGCGCGGCTTTATTTTCTGCCTCCGTCCATTGAATTATTTCCGCTACCAAAACGCCTATACCGACGATAATCGCTCCTATACCTGTAGCTACTAGTGCGGTGCGTAATCCTATTGCGGCCACTTCCGCCCCCTCCGTAGCGATGGTCATAGCGTCGGTCGCCTCGGCATTCGCCACGGTGGCAACGGTGCTTTCCTCGGTGGCCGTCGTATTTAACGCTTTCGCTGCGGCATCTGTCTCTTGTGCAATCTTCGATTTCCCAAAAATGGAGACTTCTATCGCCTTAACAGCGTTCAGTCCTTTTTGGGCTTCTGTTTCCAAAGCAGTGATGATGGCATTTTTATCCTTTAAAACCGCAACGGCCTGTTCCAATCCCTGAAGCAGCGTCATTACCGCAACGAGGTGATTTAATTCCTTATCGAGCTTTTCATCGCCTGTCGCCAATAACTGAGCGGCCCCCGCTCCGAAAGCATATGCACCACCCAATCCCCTCGCTACGCCTGTGAGAGCGGTAATCCCCGGGGCATCTCCGGTCAATATCGCTTGTTCCCGATGTAGATCCTTTATCTTCTGCTCATTTTGAGCATAGGCTATACCCAACTTTTCAAAAGCCTCCGTGTCTTGAAGGCCGGCCAGAGTCATTGTGTCGAGCGTATTTCTTACGCTGCGCATTTCCTGATTGGCCGTCTTAAACCCAATGGTCTGTCTTTGAAGGGCCCCTTCGAGTACTTTTTGCTGAAGAGTCAACTTTTGATAGGCCTCGGCATCCTGGTTTAAAACGCTCACCTGATTCGCACCGCCGGCCAAATTCGTCGGACCGCTGCCGGCCTGGTCAGAAAGCCCCTCCTGCTGTCTTTGCGCTGCGGTCTTGAATCCGATGGGATTTAGGTTTTGAACTGAGGTCTTCCCGCGGGTCTCTATATTGGCCAGTTCCTTGTTGATGGTCGCCAGTTGCTCTTTAAGGCCATCAAATGCAGGGGTAAGGGATTCGGCGTAGTTTCCTACATTATCCTTGAAATCACGAGCAGAATTTTTGATCTTCTGTAAGGCGACATCCGTATCCTTTATATTTTGAAGAAGACCGGTCCCGACTTCTGTTTGCTGTTCAGCTTCGCTCATTTTATAGTAGGCCTGGCGGAGCAAATTCAGTTTAGCGCTCAGCCCGTCGGCGGCGGTGGCTGAGGATTGCGCCTGCTTTTCCATGTTGTTCAGCGCGCGGGTAACGTCAGCATTGGAGGTTTTGAGGGTTACCTGGGCTTCCTTGATGTCAGCCAGGGACTCTTGGTACTGATCAAGGGAAGTCTGTCCGCCCTGGTAAGCCTTTTTCAGGGCATTCGCGGATGCGGCCAGATCATCATTGGCGATCTTATTTTTTACGGCCTGTTTGATCAATTGATCGTAGGCTTCAGAATTTTCGTTAAGGGAGGTAATGCTTTCGTTGACCGCCTTCACCTGGGCGGTGATCTTTTGGGTGAGGTCATCGTAGGAGGATTTCGCCTTCGTGGTGGCCTGCACTGAGCCGTTGATGGCGGTCGAAAGTTGGTCAGTATTCGCGGCCAGGGTGCTGATGGAGGTATCTTTAAAGCCTTTGATGACATTGTAAAGGCCGACCAAACTGGATTGAGATTCCCCGAGCCCCGTCTTGATGGCCGCGAATTCCTGCTGAATGGCGGGGAGGTCAAAAAATGACTCGATTTTGTCAATCATGCGGCCTTATTTTTTCTTTTTGCCCAATCAAGTTTGGCGCTCTCACTCAACCGCCTCCTTGTTTCATCTGAAACCGGCCCTCGATTTTTTAAATATTCGGCCTGCGCCTTTCTGGTATTTTCATGAAGCGGAATGCCCTTTTTGGCCTCACTTATTTTGCGACACTGCTCCGGAGAAATTATTTTCCCCTTCCGGGCAATTCTCATTTTTTGTTTAGTCTCTTCTGAATGCTTTTTCCCAACCATGTGATAGCTAGGTTTGCAGAGTCCTATTCTCCACGCGTGCTGCATATTCTCAGCCTCTGTAGCCCAATTTAAATTCGAAGCAACACAATTGTATTTATTACCATCCTCGTGATTCACTTCTGGCTTATTTTCAGGGTTCGGAACAAAAGCGGTTGCCACCAACCTATGAACTAAGCAGGGTGGTTCGTAGTTTCCATTTCGAAGCGTAACCATTGGGTAAAGTGTTTTTCTGGTCTGCCTCAAAATAATGGCCTTTTCGCGCCGGAATGATCTCACACGCGCCAAATTGCTGACCTGGTAAAGTCCTTCAAAACCTGGAATGTCTGCCCATATTTCAACTTCTTCCTGCATGTCGGTGCTGTTTTATCGCCTGTTCGTTAATTTTCTTTTGGTTGCGTACAAATTGCATGACGCTGATATCTTTTGCCCGGACGGCGTATTGATACGTCTTGCTCATCACGGTCAGCCAGTCTTCGTAGTGATCAAGGCCGGTATTCGTCTTCCCTTCTTCTTCCAGGGCTTCAACCTCTTTTTTTAGGATGCCCATGTCTACAATCATCCGTTTGATAAACCCCTGGACCATCTTCAGTTTCTTCGCGGCATCGTCGGCTGCACTCAGATCAAGGCCGATTCCAAACTCGTTGACAATCTTCACCATATCCGAATCATAGCACATCTGTAGGTATTGGACAATTCCATCTAGCAGGGTAATCTTCCCGTTCATCTCCTGGATCTGCTTGGTCTTTTCGAAAAGGGCGTTGTAAGAACCTTCCCCGGTCAGTTCACAGTATTGCAGGTAAATACTCGCCCAGGCCTCCTTTAACACATCTTCCGGCACATCTCCCGCGATGATCAGCCGGCTGTAATCCTTCTCAAAGAGCACGTCCAGAAACCGGTCAAGCTCCAACCGGCAATCCCGAAAGTACCTCCAGGATGCGGAGATCGTTCTGGATGGCACCAGCGGCATCAACGGTGAAGAGCGTCCCGTCTGCTTTTTGACAAATTGCTTGCGCTTCCCCTTTTTCACTTGCTATTTTTTGTGCCAACAACCTTTGGTCATACAATGCCGCCGATCTGTCCATTACCGATCCCAAACAATGCCCGCAGTTCACCGGTTAAGTTCTTCTGTGAGCAATTCAGTGACAGCGGTTTGCAGCTTTTCGATAAACGGTTCCTTCCATTCGCCGAATAGGCCGAAAATATCCTTCCCGTATTTCTGCTGGAGCATTTGCGATTTCTGGTCCGTGCTATCAATGTTCATCCCCTCCGGCTGGGCTTTTGCTTCCATGGCCTCGTAGAATGATCCTGTCAGCCGCAAGTCCACGTTCCCGTAACCCGCGTTCGGATTCATCTGATTCTTTTTCCTCGCGTAACTGTCGCTCCGGTATTTCCCGATCGTCTGCCCCTTCTCGTTTACCGCGTAACTCATCTGCTCCTTCTGTTGTTCCAGGTAGGTCGGCGAGGCTTGATCCATCGACTCCAAGATCAGGTTGTCCAGATTCAGGCTGTCCACCGCTTGCATCAGGCTGCTGAGTGTCCGCATGCTGAATTTTTTGAGGGTTCACTAATCGGTAAATCTCCCGCAGCCGTTCTTTTCGGGCCTTGTCGGAGATCGTAAAACCGGGTTGCTTCCAGTGCTGTCTGTTTTCAGGGGCGTTTACAAAATCTTCCTCGGTCTGCTCCTGTATCACTTCCACATTGAAATGAATCCCGCAATAGGTGATGTTGCTCATGTTAAAAGGAGGGGCCTTCCTCACGGTCAGCCCCCGTTTAATGATTAAGAAGAGGTTACATCCATGATAGCAGACTCTCCGGCGAACCCTACTAGGCCATTCGCTGCAAGAACCGAAGGCAGCGCAAAGGCCAGCACGATGTTTCCATCCGTCGGGTAATTCGCATTCCCGGTGGGGAACTGAATATTGAACGTCTGGTTGGAAACGATCGGCGTGACGGAAGTGATCGGAAGGACAGCTCCCGTATCTCCATTCGTCGCGCCCAGGGTCGTCGTGTTGAATTCCGCGCTGTATAGGCTATACAGGTTCGTGCCGCCGTTTTCCGTGAGGAAAGTGACGTTTGCGAGGCCCGTCGCCTGGTTCCAGCCGTTGACCACAATACGAATGTCCTGCAGACCGACGATCTGGCCCATGTTGAAGCCGGCATTGAAGTACTCGGCAACATCATTCGCGTATATTTTTGCGAACACAAAATGCACGGTGTACTTAGCCGTCTTTGAGCCGTCATTCATCATCCAGGGCAGCGCATCGAAGATCTGAAGCGGAATCGCTGCGAACTTGCCGTTGTTGTTATAGCCCAGTACGTTGTTATTCTTGTCATAGAATATCGCGTATGCCGTACTATTACCGTCATGGGTCTGCAAGGCCTGCAGGAGGGGAAATCCGCCCGAGGTAAAATCGAACGACCAATCGTAGGTCCCGTCCCTTACTTTGGCTTTGGAGCCGTCGCTGAAGGTCTGGATGGTCGGTTTTTCGGTAGCATCCTCCGGATTGAGAAAATTACCGATAGGATATCCTCGTGGCGCACCCCCCAACACGCCGCCGGGAAGGTTCTGCCAGGCATTTGCCTGAAGAAAGACCGCTAAATTAGCCAGCCATTGGGCCTCGAAGACCATAGGCTGATCCCAGATGATGGCGCCGGCCATGAGCTTCCAATCCAGCGGACACCCCGCGCCGAATCCGGTGTTTTTCCGGGTTGAAGCGCAGTTTAATTCGTGAATGAGTGCCATAAAAAATGTTGTTTATCTGCTTGTTAGCAGGGTTGATAATCAATTTTTAACTGAAGGTTTTGAATATCGATCGCATCGACAAAATCGTTGAGCACTGACCGGTCCGTCCCGCCTGAACCCACTACCTTGCTCGTTCCCCAAAATGACCGGTCCCACTTGTCATGGGAGATCAGATCGGGAGAAGAAGGAAAGGTCATGTTACTCAGGGCGAGATTTTTCATGAGGGAATAATAAATCGGGTAGAGCACAGGCTTGAACACATTCGTATACCGGTCGGTGATTTTGTAATCATCTTCCGTCTGGTGACAGATCAGGACTTGAAGACTGAGATCCGCATAGACTCCGGCCAACTTCCCGCGGTGCTCGACGAAATCCTGGACGACGTAGATCATCGGGTATTTACCCATCCGCTGGGCGGGATTGGTATCCCATTGTCCCAACGTGACGATTAACTCCCGGAAGTGACCATACTGGTAATTGATCGTCGTGATCATCGTGGACCCCAAAGCCGCCGTTTCATTAGCCTGAATAGTCGCGAGGACGTCCTCGATCACCGCCTGGACGACCGTCCCAATCAAATCAACGATATAGACAGGTTTTGTCGTCATATGTTGAAGGGATTGATGGGTTGAAAAAACGGGTAATTGATCTTCGTCCGGTCATAACTTGCGTAATAGGTCGGCCCCTGCTGTACATACATGGCTTCCAGGTACTGCCAGAGTTTGAAGACGTCTAAAACCATTTGGCTCCACGCGTCCACCATCCTCCAGGAAGGATTCGCCCTTTCTGCGTTCTCCGGGTTCGGCTGAACGATCCCAGCCCCTGTGTTCATGCTGATCTGATCTCTGACCCATAGATAGTACACATATCCCGCTATCGGGCTCACATACTGGTTTGACGGCACCCCGACGTTGTTGGCCGTGGTGATGGTGATGATCAGCACATCCTGAGATCCCCAAACGTCTCCCGGCGCGAGCAGGGTGAATGTCTGGTTGTTGTTGGATAATGCGTAATCAATCCCTTGTATCAGAGGACCCACCCCGCGACGGTTGATGCTATATGTCGCATTCGCCAACCCGGAATACGTGTAGGAATTCGCTCCTACCACCGGGTTCGGCCAATTCGCCGTCGGATTTCCTGTTGGATTCCCGGCGATCAGCGTGACCGTCGGAGACAACGGAGTAGGAGAAACGAACGTCGTCTGCGTGGCAAACCCAGGAAAATACATATCCCGTTGAGAATTCAGCCAGTAGTACCAATTGTACATATTGAAGCCCATGTACCAGTTCGGCCAGTTCGAAACCGATTTGAACTGCACCCCATTCAGGAGGGCCAGCCACCGCGGATCAATGACCGGCTGGGCTAACCCCGTCAGGAAATCCTGCCAGAGGTCGTAACCGAGGGCCGCTTCCAGGAATTGCGGTTCCGCGCGGTTGATGAACAGTTGTAAATTGTTCTGCACGGACTGCTGTCCCAGTTGCGCCACCGTTAAAGGGCCAATGAAATATGACGTATCGATCAGGCTCATGATTAGCTACCGATGATCGGTGCGGAGTTGGTATTCATTTGTTCAGCGATATATTTAGCGTCGGCATACATGATCGCATTCTGCCGGGCCGTCGAGATGAAGTCATGGAAACGCACCTCGGAAACGACGGTATACTGGTTGCGGATCAGGTCATCATTGATCCAGCCGATTTTCAGGCTGAAATCCTCATAAATGAAGACCTTGAACTGCTTCAGATCCCCGACGAGGGCGTAGTCCGCGAAGACGTTATTGCCCTGTTTGGGATTGATTTGCTGCACCATTTCTTCCGGAGGCACGTTGTAACGACCATACAGGTCCTTGCTCATCACCATCTTACCGTAGGTGATCGGATTCAGCAGGCTCACGTTCGGCACGAAGTTGGCCAGACGGACGGCCGTACCCATCGCAAAGAGAGCGTCCCAGATCGTGGCATCCAAAATCTGTCCCTTGTACGGAGCGATCGTCAATCCATTTGGTCCGAGCGGAGTGGTGAAGTTCAACTGCGTAGCTGCGGCAATCAGGTCGGCCTGGATCTGCAAGTCATACGCACGTGCCACGTCCATCTGAAGCAGGCTTTTGACCAGATTAGCCAGGTAGTTCAGATCCTTGTCGAATTCTTCGGTGATCTGGATGTAATCGGCGACCTTTTTGGCCTGACTGTACATGACCTGAAAAGTCCGGTAAGAGCTGGGCTTTGGCGCGCCTTCCAATACGAGGGCCGGTAAGCCTACCAGGGAGGTTTCATTGATCCACGCCATCCTTGAAAGATCAGTGCTCGCCGTGTCAACGTAATTGCTCACGAAGAGCGGGTTGCGGATGATGTCGTATACGCTGAGGGCTTCATTCGAGATACCCGGCGCATAAGGCGATGTTGGGGGCGCGGCCATCGGCGATACGCTATTTCCGATAGAAGTCACCGTTTTCAGGTTCTTAATGTCCTTAAAGTCAATCCGGATGAAACCCGAACCGTCTTTGCGCATTTTGGCGATGTCGTCCATGTGCGGCTTCAGGATTTCCTGCAACGTGGTTTGCTGTTCTCCCTTGACCTCAATGACGTTTTTCAGTCCATTCAGAATTTCCCCCTGTTCGCGGAGGACCTTTTCCAGGTTGGTAGCTTTCGTGCCGTAATCAGCGAGTGCGGCTTGCAGGAGTCCGTCGAACTCCTCTTTTTTGATCGCGCCTGCGCTGAGTTTGGTAACGGCCGCATCAACCTGGGTCTGCACACTCTTTTGGAATTCCGCGTCTTTTAGCGCGAATTCCGAGGCTATCTTGTCTTTGATAGCCTTTAATTCATCTGCTGTCAGTGCCATAATGTTAAATTAGCTGGTGAAAAAATTGGTTTCTTCGAGCGCAGCCTTCAGGTCTTTGATCGGCTCATCCAGTGCTTTTTGGCGCGGCTGGCGGAGTGATTTTCCATCCCCTTGGATATCTGCTTTTATGTCGAGGACTTTGGACATACAATCGGTATGTATGTCCTTCATCTCTTTCATACTGTCTGTGAGGTCGTCGTTATCCACGGCGCCCTGGTATTGATCGATCAGGTCCAGGCCCTTTGCATGCACACCCAGGCATTTGTGGATGTAGTCCATGTTGGGGTCTTCCGATTCATCCGGATCGTCCTGCTCGGGGTCCTGCGGGACCGTATCGCCTTTGAGTCGGGCCGCGGCGAGTTGAATGTTTTTGGTGATGATCTGCCGGCATGCGTATTGTTGCTCCGCCGGTAAGGATTTGATGAAACTCTCGGTTTCTTTCAGCAGTTTTTGTTTTGCGTCTTTCATTTGTGAAGATTTCATGCCGTCAAAAAATGTGTATTCGTTCGCACCGAGGGTCACAACGGAGCCCTCGAATAAGTTGATTTCTTTGCAGACAAAGGCATCCAGGGCTTCGTCGTACTCCATTTTGTCCCAGACGTAAGAAAATCCAATACTGAATTGGTCGAGGACGTTATCTTTCAGCTGCGCCAGTGCGCGTTTTGCATTGGGAACAGCTTCGGGATCGCTTAATTTCGCCTCGAAATAAAGGCCGATATTATCTTCCTTCAATACGGTCATCTTGCCGATCGGATCAGCCATATCATGTTGCCAGAGGAAAGCGATCTTCCGATGCGTATCACTATTGGGTCCCCGTTCGGTGATCGATTTCGCAAATGCCCCTTTGACAATCATGTCGTAATCGCTGTCGACGACATTGAATATGGACAGATAGCCGCTGACCGTCAGACTGTTTTCATCAAACGTGTATTTGTACTCATGCAGGCTTTTGTAGTTCACCGGCAGTGCGGGGCGGCTATATTTACTTTTCTTGGTTTGCATGGCGATATAATTATGTTTGAGGTTCTGTTTCTGTTGCCGGAGCCGCAGCCGGCTCAAATTTTGGTTGGTTCTCCGTGGGCAATGCAGGGGCTTGATCCAATAAAGACGCATGCCCTTGGGTCTGGTAATAATAGATATCGCCATCCTCCGTTGGATCTATCCCGTTCTGCATCCGCCAATAGTTCAACGTGATCAGGTTATTTTCCCACTCAATTTCCAATGCCTGATTCATGTTCAAGCGGGCTTGCCCCATCAAAACCTGGTCCTGTTGAAGTATCGGCAGGTGGTCGTAAGACTTCGATAGCGACATCGGACTGTCGTCAAGCTTAAAAAACTTGTTCCACTGATCGTACATTGCTATGGACTCTGGAATGGTGCCGTCCTCGTAGACCTGCTTTTTGAAACTGTCCGCCGAACTTACGTTGGGGCCTTTTTCCGTATTCAATAGAGGCGAAGGATAATTGTATGCGTCACAAATTCGCATGATGTCATCGACCACTTCTTCAAACAGCATTAAATCCTTGGTAGGCTTGCCCATCGCCTTCCAGTCCATCGGAGCCGGGGATATGATGTGCCGCCATTGTCCTCGCTTATTCCCGTATTGGCGCTTAAAATCTGCCTGTAATTGATCTTTCTCGGCTTCTCTCAATGGGATGGGCCCCATGCTGTCAACCGTTGGCGTCAGCAACCCCTGGGCGCCCGCGTAATTGATCAGTTCGTTCCGCGCTTCATAAGCAGATGCAATATTATTAATCGGCATCGCCAAGGGCTTTACCCGCGAACCTGGGAAATATTGGCTACTGAATGACGGCGTAAAGTCTTTGAAGATGAACAGCTTATTGATATCGATCTCCTGATGCATATCCTGATAATGCACAATCAGGTTCGTGACAATGTCGCTCGGCTTTTCGGCCCTGTACCACATCTTGGTCTTATTCTCCATCGCCGTAATCATGTACGGAGGTATGATATGAATGCTCGACGCCTGGGATAGGTCGTTCCCGTAGACCGCCTCGAAGCCGGCTGGGTATATCGGCATAATAGGGCACCATCCGAACAGCAGGACGAAAATCTCCAATTGCGCCTCAAAATCTTGCCAAGATTGCGTTAGGTTGGGAGTCCGCAGTAGTTTCCTGATCCTTTTGGCCTGGTCACCTGTCGCGTCTTTGCCCTTCGTGTTGAGCAGCAACGTCTTCCCATTAATATAGGCTTGCGCCTTGCGCCCGATGATGGCAGCCAATGGCGGGCACGTATTGAACGCTTTCGTGGCCGAGGTCGCCCCATCGAAGATGAACCGGTAATCGATCCCATTGGGGCCGAAGAACCAGTTCGGACCGCCGGTGTTATCGCGGAACTGAGAAGGAACCAGGACGGCCGCCTCGGCAATGTAAGGGTCGCCGATCCATTTCGCGGACAACCCCCGGATAAGTTTCTGGCTGGCTATGGCGAGGCTATTTCCCATTCACGCGTGGCTTTTTCAGTCGGAGGGATAATCGGTCCTGATAGGCTTGGACAACGGGGCTTATTTTTTTGGTGGATGTACTCTTTTGATTCTTAGGAGTTTCCATGATGAAAAAATAAAGCGTTTCGCGTGGAACAATTTGATTTTTTTGGGTAAGTCAATACATTTCGTCAATTTTAAGCCCATAATGTAACTTTTAACCTCACAGAATGACAATTTGCATCCCTTTGGCAAGCGAATCGACGAATGACTTCCTGGATCTTCGGTACGCTTTGAGGGGATTGGAACTTTACGTTAAGCCGGAGAAAATTTACGTTATCGGGGGATTGCCGGAGTGGATTCAAGGGGTTGAGCACATCCCGGCGACTGACCGCCCGGAACCCCACCAACGGGAGCGGAATATGTTCGAAAAGCTGCTCCTGTGCCCATCCAATGAGTTTTTAATGGTTCATGACGATCACTACCTCCTGCACCCCTGGCAGGAGCAATACGCCTGGGATATCAGCCTCTTGAACAAATTCTACAGTTTGTCCCGGAACTCCAACTACAAAAAGACAGTCGCTAATACGCTCAGAATAGCGCCTAAAGGCAATAACCATGACGTTCACTGTCCAATGGTCATGAATCGGGGTATCCTTCAGAAAATGCGCGTCTTCCGCTGGTCGGACCCATTTGGATTTTGTGTGAAGTCGTCATATTGCTCCTATTCAAGGATTTCCGGCGTTCAGACAGAGGACTGCAAGTTCCGCGCTCCCTTCACGGCAAAGGAGCTAAAAGGACGGTCCTGGTTTAGCACGGCGGACGGAGTGGTGGAAAAGATGGTGCCGCTTTTTGATAAATTGTATTCAAAACCTTCACGATATGAGCAATAACAGGAAAAGGACAAGCGCCCGTAAAATTCAGACGGTATTGGGCAAACCGATGCCAATTAGGACAGAAGTGGATAAAAGGAGACTGCGGAAGGTATTGTCCCGCTCAATGGTGTTACTTCAGATAAAACACATGCCGCTACCCTCATGATCTGGATCATCCTCTCCGCCATCCTCTACGCCCTCACCTGCGGGATAGCCCTGGTGCTGATCTGCAATGGAGAGGAACCGGCGAATCGGAAGGATGCCTACTTCGACGTCCGCAATATCGGAGTAGCGCTGTTCTGGCCGGGGGTGCTGATCGGGTGGGGGATATGGGCAGCCGGCAAGCGGATTTTTAAGGAGAAAACAAAAACTGTAGATAATGGGAAAGTATGATAATATGACACGGGAATGGCTCGTGAACGAGGTTATTACTTTGGAGGACAATTTGGCCAGGGCTAAAAAACAGTTGGCCTTTGAGTTGGAATTTAGGCGTGCCAAAGCCTTTCTGAATAGCAACGGCTATGAGGTAGTTGGTAAGGACGAATTTGCCGAAAAATTGAAGGGTTCCGATTTCGAAGGGATGCCTGCCGCCTACCGGAACGATAATGTCTTTGTGGTCAACACTTCTGCGCCTCTTCCAATTTCATGGCGAGATGCCAACATGATTGACTTTGCCCGTTGGTGCAAAACTGCGGAAAACTTTCATGCTGATCCGGCCCAATTGATTGAAAAATATAAAGTTTTGACAAATGCGGGTCATTAAAACGAATCCGGGAATTGGTGACGCGATTTTCATATTTCAGAAGATTTTTAATTCTGGCGAACGATTCAATTTCAAAATACATGACGGGAGTCCGCGTCGGGGCAAGCAGATATTTGATTTGCTGCCGCAGCTTTCAGCCTCCTGCGAATACGTCCCCGGCCTTCCCTATTCGGTCGTCGGCCCCCGGAATATCCAGCGGACGAAAAAGTACTGGCGGATGATTGTGGAGCAGGATTTCTTTTTGTCGGCGAACGAACACTTGGAATCTGGTGCCAGAATCGAGACCTTCCTCCCCGACCTGCCGACCAGCTATTCCCTCCCCTTTCAGACGCAAGAGTGGGAGGAAGTGGTAAAAACGGATTTCCCTGGAGGGCCGTACATCGGGATTTACGCAAGTGCTTATAGCACAGCGAGAAACTGGGGTTTTTGGGATCACTCCCCCTGGGCGGACCTTTGCGGCATGATGCTGGAATACATCCCGGATGCGACCTTTGTGCTAATCGGTGCCGAATGGGACAGCCCGCTCGCCGCCAATCTGGCAAACCTCCTCAGGGAAGACGGCATCCGGTTTATTTCGACGATCGGCAAACCACTGGGCTATGTGATCGAAATGATGAAGCGCCTCGCCTATGGGTTCTATTTCCCGTCTGGGCTCGGGATACTGTCAGGGATGCTACATTGCAAATCGGTCATGTTTTATCCCGCCGCTTTGCCCAAACTCGGAACGACCTGGGCCGATCCTCAGATCATCGCTGACCAGAGTTTCAAGGAATGCCAGTTTACGACGCCGGAGAATATTTTCAGGTGGGTTCGGGACAACTATAAACTGAAAGATCGGTTATGAAAAGGGTGATGACCAAGCACGGATTGGTGGAATATCTCCACGAGGATCCCGACCCACTTCCCAGGCCGATGAACGGCGCCTATTTGAAGCGGGAAGGCTACGAGAAGGACGGGAGTGCGTACTTCAAGGATGAAATCTCGCTGTGGTATGACGGTGCTTTTTGGTGGGTATTCTTTTGGTGCGCGATGTTCCGGGTCGAAACGATTGAAGAATTTGAAAAGTTGGTGAAATGAAAAAAATAATAATTGACAACATTCCAAATGCGATAGCGATGGTTGTTATTTTAGGAATTCTATGTGTGTTTTTTTGGGCGTTGAAAAATGGGTCATCGCGCAAATGGGATTAGATTCAAGCTTTTTAAAAATTGGTAAAAGTATGAGTAAAAAGCGCGTAATTCAGCATTCCGAACAGGTCAGACATATTGTTTGGCAGGATGGCATAGAAATTCATTCTCGCTTGCAGATAAGACGAAAATGGTGGCATTCTTGGCAGAGCATATACCCATATAAGATTGACTTCCAGTTGCGGGAAGATTTCATACAACCGCAAGAGCCGGCGCGTCAGTTCATTCATATAAACCCGTCGCATATAGGTTGGTTCAGCTATTCCGAAGGCCACGGTGAACTTGAATTTTGGGATAAGTCCACTTTCGATCTCGACAAGCGGTTGAAGGAAATATTCGAAGAATATATTTCCAGCAGGCGCCGTCAACAAGAATCAGCCCTTATTGCAGAACGTCAAATTGAATCCTTATGAGTCTTCCCCCTTCATACAACCTGCTGGCCAAATACCCTAACAAATGGTTCATAGAATCGGGTACGTTCAGAAGCGATGCAATTGCTCTGGCCCTCGACGCTGGATTCGAGCACATCCGCACCATCGACATAGACCCGGATGCGGCCGACTTCTGCTCGAATCGGTTCTGGCTGACCAAAAATACGCACCTGGACATCAAATGCTATACCGGGGACAGCGCGGTGATGCTGTGGGAGATGATCCGGGATATCGAGGAGCCGATGACGCTGTTTTTAGACGCCCATTTTCAAATGTTCGAAGGCGAAGACCCTGGCGCCAATCCGTTCCCGTTGTTGAAGGAGCTGGAGCAGATCGGCAGGCACCCAATAAAGTCTAACGTGATCATTGTGGATGATTGGCATATCTTTTACAGGGACCGCGTCGGCTATTCGAAGAACGATGTGAAGAACGCTATTTTGCAGATCAACCCGGCGTACAAGTTTACGATGGCGGCAAACCCGGTCATTGATGGAATATTAATTGCGCATCTATGACAGGTAAAACAGGCGCAACGACGGGCGGAATCGGGGATATCTGTTATTCCATTCAGATCATGCGCGCGCTCGGCATTACCAGGCTTTTCGTGAAGGAAAACTTCTATCATCCGCCGTTCGGGTCCATGCTGACCGCTGTAAAGCCTCTCTTGGCCACCCAGGGGATTGAATGCCTGCCAACCAAGGGCGGACTACCATTTTCAGAATATGAGCCCGGCATTCGCTTTGATTACGACCTCGATGCCTGGCGCGTGGAACGGAACCGCGGACGGGATCACATCATCTTTTCGATGCTCCACCATTGGCGGAAGTATCACCACGGCTGGAAACGTCCCTGGATAACGAATATCCCCATTACGCGCGGCAATTACAGTCTGGTCTTCCTCACCTGCCGCTGGCGGGAACGGGAGACGGTGGACTGGAAAAAGGTCTATGCGGCCATCCCGCGTCCGGTTTACTTCATCGGGCTGCCGGAAGATCATCGACTTTGGGAATCGGAGGTCGGGCCCATTGAATGGTGGCCGACACATGACCTTTTGGAAATGGCCACATTGATTGCTGGCTGCCGGGGCTTGTGGTGCCATCAGGGCGTTGCGCTCGTTCTGGCCCAAGCACTGGGCAAAGACTATTTTTGCGCTTTTAAAAACGGAAAGACCAATTGCATCATGCAAACAGCGAATGAGTTTAACCTCAATAATTTCAAGCAATATGAGAAAGTTCAAGATTGACGGAGCCGAATATAAGACAGACCGGTATGGTGTCGTCCACCAGGTTGACCCGCAGCCATTTTTATACGACGGGAATTATGTTCAAACATATGACACGCCCGAGTATGTGAGGCAGAACGAACTTCTGCAGGGGATGCGCCTGGCATTTGCCACCGGGGTCCATGGCCGGCCGATTCAGTCCATCCTGGATATAGGCTTTGGCAATGGGGCCTTTATGAAGTTCGCTAAAAAGCAAATCCCGGTCGTATATGGGCATGACATATCGGGGGTACCGGTCCCGGCGGGGTGTGACTTTACCCAGGATATCAACCTTGTCGTTGATTGTTGCTGTTTCTGGGATTCGCTGGAACATTACCCCAATATTCAATTCGTTAAGGCCATGCGGTGCGAAACCATCGTGATCAGCTTGCCTTTCTTTCCAGGGACCGAAAAGTTCTCAACCTGGCCACATTTGAAAAAAAATGAGCACCTGCACTATTTTGATCTCGAATCGATGCGGCGCTGGATGTGGAAAATGAACTGGCGGATGGTCGCCTATTCCAAACATGAGGATATAGTGAGGAGAAGGGATACTGATTGGAATATACTTTCCGCGGGATTTCGCAGAAAGTGACCTATCCCTGAGTTAAGAATTATAGATTGTCTGGTATAAGGTTGCTGATAAATTCCCGCTCCTGCGTGAATATGGGGACTTCCTTCATTACCCAGCGGGTCCGAAGTGTAGGGGGCGCCAACTGTATAATGGCCTCCGGAATTGAGGGATTGGGCTCAATTTCGTATTCTTCTTTCATGATCATGCGCCCGCGTTTATAGTAAGGTTTGTAATCATTCCAGTTGATGCCCTTTTGAAAGATCATCTCCTGTAATTCGCTGGTGTTTTTGCCCTCCAATTGCTTGTGGCTGTATAGGCTTTGCGCAACGGATAGGATGCTGTTTCGGGTCGTGTCCTGCTGGCGCCAGATGAAATAGTTCTCCACTTCGCTTTTGTTCGGGAGTTGGAAGACCCTGGAATCGAAATGCGCCAGTTTCATTCCCCACACATCATTGGTCTCCCGGCGCTGTCTGAATTGATTGAAGGCGGCGGTTGCAACGCTGGCGCTCACACTGACCATTTTTTGCACGTTGTAGTCGAACCAGGCCTGGGTTTGAAGGTCGTCAAAGTCGGTGATGAGCAGTGAAATCTCATCGCTTTGGACGAATGCGAACTTTGCCCCGCCAATCTCTTTACAGAGGATGGCAGCCGTTGAATCCATGTCATGCATGAGATTGTCATCAAAAGGGCTTTGCAAATGCTTTGTATAAGTATGAAAAGCCTTTCCGTCAATCCTGATCACGGTGTAATTGCGCCGCATCAAAAACTGGCGTGTCCTGCTTTCGTAGTTCGCCTTCATGCGATCGCCGAGTGCATCTTTCATATTTTTCAGTTTTGAGTTAAGATATAAAGCGCATAAGCCAACGCCGCCCCGATCACCAGGGAGCGGACGATCACGATGATGAGATGCTGGTAATTTTTCACGGTTTGTTGATTTTTGGTTCGTCTCGGGTAAGATAATAAGATGCCGAATCGGCGGAAATTTCCCGTAGCCTGACCTCCAAAAAACGTCCGTGATCGTCTTCGGATATTTTCTGGATATACCATTTGCCGCCTTCTGTCTCATAGAGAAGCGTTTTGCCTTCCCAGGTTTCTACGATGTAGGTGGCGATGACTTTCATGCTCCAGACGGGTATTTTGGTATAGGGGTAGATATTACTTTGTAGATTTCCGCGGCACCCATAACGGCGATCATGGCATTCACCGCTGAATTTACCGCTATTTGCTTTTTCAGCCTCCTGCGCTTGGCCAATCTCCACCAGGGCGTTGCCTTGCGCAATTCGACAAGTCCGGAGAGGTCTTCGGAACTTGCCACTACCTGTAATGCGGTGGTAAGGGTGATCTCGGCTATCTGCTTGTCTCTTTCTGCGCGTAAATCATTCATGGCTTTATAGTTAATTCATGTCCGTTCAGGGCGAAGAAAAGGTTTTGGAGTTGGTGGAGATATGGCAATCTCGTTAACGAAGTGAAGCCAGTAGGCGTCGGACCGACTTCGGCAACAAGCCACCACAAAGGATCTCTATCATCATAAAATCTACATTGCAGCCTGTTTTGTTTCCAGTCTCCAAAGAAAGGCGATAGATAAAACAAAACTTCATGCCGTTTTCCATCTTGACTATGAAAAGATTTGTCTTTTACCTCAAACCCGCACTTTTCGAGGATCTCAGGCGTCAGGGGGATAGGGCCCAATCCTTCAAAAGGATAAAGGCTATAGCCAAAAGGATAATCCGGCGCATACTCCATGTATTTGTCGGTCTCTATGCCGTCGTGGCATATTTCACTAATGGTGACTATTCCCGTAGGCGCACTTTCCAATGAAGTGATTGCGTTGATCAGGTTGCCGATTCTTAACTCTTTTGCGTGGATCATGATATTTTTGCTTTTTGTTCGGCTTTCCAGATCGACAGATCCAGACCCGTCAATCCTGGAGGCGGGTTTTTGGCATAATCCTCCATGAGCCAGTTCAGGACCGCCTGCGGTGTTTTGAGGGCTAATTCCGATTTGATCCGTTCGAGAATGTCAATGTCGAATCTTACGCCGATGGGGTTTGTTTTTGCCATGTCGCTACAAATGTACATGGGGTGTAGCTACTATCCAAACTTTGTGCGCTATTTATTTGAATCTCCCCTCCTGTAGCTTCTTCCGCTGTTCCGCTTTCCATGCCTGTTGTTGCGTAGGAGTCAATCCAGGGGGCATCACGGGGGGTAATTCCCGCCTGGTTGGTTGCTTTGGTTCCGGCGCTAAAGGGATGAATTCAATAGGCGCGTCGGTCACAATGGCCTTTTTGTGCTGGGCCAGGGTTTCCTGAAACGGTGCCGCACTCGCGTTCGCCCGCTTTTGTTTCTGCCAGTAACTCGACCGGCAGGAGACATTGCAGAACTGCTTCTCCTTCTTTCCGGGGGTTTGCTCCAGTGGTTCGTTGCAATTCAGACAGTTACTCATGATGGGTTGTTTTCCGTTATAATATCGACTATTTGAAGGCGTTCAATAGTAATTTCAGGTATTCCCGTGGATTCCTGATGCTTATTGAACAAATCGATCACTTCCTGCTTTTCTTGAAAAACGAGCGCGTTAGATTTGAATAAGCTGTAACTCCTCGATATGAACTTGTAATCGCCTGTACAATAATTGCCTGTAAGCCAAAGTTTAAAAAACAAAAATTTCTTGAACCCGTAATATCTCGAACAACCCGAATAAGTTTCGGTATATACGTATGCTTTCAGACAGTTGGACATGATTTGCTTACTTTAGATTGTACTCTTTTGCCCATGATAATAAGCGCGTCAGCTTGTCAAAAACGTCTACGCTGCATCCCGGGGTGCCGATGTTGGCCCTGTTCATTTCCAAAAATTCGGTTTGATCACGTATATGATCAGCAAGATTCTGTATACAAGTTTCCGGGATGAGCACCGGAAATTTGCAATTGTCGCACAGGACGCAATACCAATCACATTTACCGTCATTCCTTCCACCTTCTTCATCAGTGGCGAAATGGTGCTTTTTGCGAACAGGATGCCGCCATAGAATGACTCCGGGTGCAGGCGGTTGAAATACATGGATGCCAGCGATATATACGTTGTGATAGATCACGTACACC